TTACCAACTTCTGTTGTTAAAGTACCAGCAGCAACGTTGGCATTACCACCGTTAAGGTTAGCTGTAGCATTGAATGCTGTTGCTGAATCGCAAACAGAAATCTTCAGCGAGTTACCTACCAAACCTGGATACTTAGCAATATACTTGATATCAGAATTGATTGTTAAGCTATCGTAGCTATCTTCGTTCCTAACTGTAGCAGCTTGAACTTGTGTGTTGGTTACGGCGGCGGTGTTAGCAACAGCAGACAAAACAACGCTAGTACCATCAGCAGTAGCTGTGGTGTTGGCTGCTCGGACTACGTATAACTTATTACCGTAAGATAAGAAATTGGCGGCGGTAAAAAATGTTTCAGCATTATGATTGGTTGGTTTGCCAAATCTATTTACTAGATTAGACTCAGAGTCAACTAAGACTCTTTCACCTACTGGACCCCAACGGAACACGCCAGCGATGGCGCCTTCTGTAGAAGAAACAGCAGGGACAACCGTGGTTAGGTCAATTTCTGAAACATTTACGCCTGGACTAACTTGAAAAGGCATGTTCATCTCCCTCAAAAAGAATTTTTATTTATGCAAGAACGGTTAGAGGTATTTATAAATTGCTATTCTCTAGCTTCTCATCCAGGTATCAAAAGACACATGCTCCAATTCTACTACTTGGAAATCTTGCACCATATCCCTCTTGTCATCTATGATACCAAAAGGCAACATACTCTCTTCTAACATTTTTTGCTGCTCATTATATAGATTTAGCCGGATGTCCCCACTGGTTACCTCTTTAAAGTAGTCCTGAGTACTCATCCACGCAAACAAAACGTGACACATTACTAAGTCATCATTACCATCTTCAGCTTCGTATGAAGAACCCTTCAAAGCAAACCTGGACAACTCATTGATCGTATTGTAATCTTCAATAATTAACTTATTATTCTCAATCAAAGTTTTAAGAACGCTACAACCGATTCTCTTCACTTGCTTGGATGTCTTAACACCTATCGATTGAGTTCTTCCGTGACCAGTGGAAATATACTGTCCTCCACCATCACTTGATGTGTAGATGATATTGTCATATTCAAGCTCATGATACAATATGTCTGCAACCTGTTGGCCAACATCATTTGTCTCAACCAAGACCAATGCTCTATTATAGTGCTTTGCTGTTTGTTCAATAACTGTTGGGTATATCAAAGAGGATACAGTATTGTTTCTAAATGTGGCCACAGTCTTATAAGGGACTTCAGAAACATCGATTACCGCAAACGCGCTATAATCCAGACCCTTAGCTCTTGACGTATCAGCAACTAATGTATAAAGTCTATCTTGGATAGGAGCAGAATAGATCTTTAAGCCCTCTTCAGAAGAATCAATTGGAGTCCTGAACACCATTCTTCTTAGTACATTAGGTGAGATTAAGGTATTGGAAGAACCCAAGAACTCACATTCAAACTCCTGACGGAACTGTTCCTCAGAAGTATTCTTGATTGTTTCAGCTTTCCACTCCTCATCACGGCCTGGAATATCACTCCAGTGCACATCCACTCGCTTATAAGAGTTTCTATTCTCTTCACTATCCACCCACAACTTATAGAACATATTAAGTCCGTTAGGTGTAGATGTGATTAATACTTTAGTAGTCTTACCAGATGAAATCGTAGGATAGACAGAAGCAAAGAAGTCTTCTTGAATATTAGTTGGAACGAACGCGAACTCATCTAAGTAAACTAAGTTAAAAGATCCACCACGAATTGCACTTGAAGTGGTTGAGCTTGCAAGAACCTTAGACCCGTTTTCTAATTCTAGGTTACCTTTGTTCCATTCAACAATACCTTGCTGCATCCATCTAGGTAAATGTTCGTAAGCTAACTGGATACGAGATAAGATTTCACGAGCTTGTCTTTCCTTGTTAGCAAGAATAGCAACATTATAATTTTCATTGAATAAGATTTGCCACAAGATCAATGATGCAACCGTTGTTGTCTTACCCACCTGACGAGGCATCTTTGCGACGACAAAGCGTTCTTGAACAGCAGTGAGAACCATATCCTCTTGGAACTCCCACATCTTGAATGGGATTAAACCTTGGTCAACGTTAATAATTTTAACGTAAGATTTAATAAAATGGATTGGGTCTTTAGCGCACTTAATATACTCTCTGACTTGCTCAGGAGTATAGTCAATCTTTACATCAGACTTCTTAAGGTTCTTATTACCAAGATAGCCTTCACTCACTTATTGTCCTTCAACAACTTTAGCAGATCAGCAGTAGATCCAAGATATAGATTGTTGTTTACGGTTTGTGGACCACCATTATCTACCTTCTCAAGATCTTTTCTTTTCTTAGCAAGCTCGAGTAAGTCTTTATTAGCGTCGGCAACCGCTTTAACCAGCGTTGCAACGACTTCATAGCTTCTTGGATGCTGACTCATACCAGCGACGTCGAGAATGCCACTGAGGGCTTCCTGACCCTTTTCAATGACAGCAATCATATTGCCTCTTGCATATTCATAATCATCTACAATGTTATCTTGAGCAGCTTTCTTATTGTCTTCGATTGGTTGAAGATCTAAGCTGTTCGCAATAACATCAAGATTTTGTGATGATGTATCCATAATTATCGTTTGCATTAATTTGATCCGAACTCACTGACAACGAAGCATTAGATGTTGGCGAACCATTGGCTAACATTCCAGGTGTGATAGTAATACTTTCAACAACATCCAGATTTCCAACTGCATCGTCTATATTAGTATATGTAGATGTATCGTAGAAGTTAACGTTTGCAAGTTTAATTAGTTGTCCACCGCTTGATCCACTTGCAGGTCTTGTAGGACCAAAAATGTAACCCTTCATCGTAAAACTCAAAGTCCAAACAATAGATCTTCTTTCTTCAAAATTACCTTCGTAAGTATCTTCAGAAGAAACAGCATTTAATACAATAGGAACATCAAGCTTAATTCCCAACTCTGGAATTAAGTCTACTGTGGAGTTCCAGTTAGGTGTAAAAAAAGGAAGAATCTGCTCTAAGATTCTAGTACCATCATCTGCATTCTTTACAGCAATAGAAAGAATAAAGTTTAAGTCATATGGTACAGGTGTATACTGATACTTAGCAGCATTTGTATCGTTAGGATTAGCTGCTACAATTTTTCCTATAGTATTGAGCTTTCTCGTTGGTCCGTAATTGAGATCTGTTAACTCAAAACTCATTCTTGGAAGAACAATAGCTGGTCTATTTAAGTTTGGATCAGCATCCAACCTAGCAAGCATCTTTTCCTTGGGACCGTAAGAGATAGGAACTTTAATAGTTTGGGTAACACTACCATCAGTGTCAACTCTATTGATATGAATATCGTTAAACAGAGTACCAAAAAGTATTACATACCTTCTAATGGTGTTATGATAAAATGTATGGCCTAGCATTAGTACCTACCTCCTTCACTGAAGGGATCAGCTTCTGTAAAGTCTAAGAAGTCATCAGATTCAGTTTGAACATCAAAGTTATCTGAAAGTACATCTTGTACTTCTAAATTAAATTCTTCACTCACTAATGAATATCCGTCTTCCATTTTGATTTCCAAACCACTCTCTGTGAGAATGGCAAAAGCATTCATTGCATCAGAATACTTGTTTTCTAAATCATCTATTGCATCAAAACCAGTATTCATTCTCTCGTTGCTGTATTCAAACAACTCACACTTCAAATCATACATTTGCAAAGAACCCATCTGATAAAAGACAGGTTCTTGCTCAACAAACTTAATTTGGAATACTTTATTATTGAGAGGAAGGAAAATCAAATCACCTTCTTGAGGTCTTGTATATCCATAGTTATAGTACTGAACTTCGTTTTCAAATGTTCTTCTAGCAATAGTTAATGTAATTTGATCTCGAATCTCAACATTGAACTTAGATAGGAAGTCACCTTCACCTGCAAAACCTTCTACATTCTTAACATACATCTCAACCATGTAAGATTTATTGTACTCAGAAAGAGAGTCTTCGCCGTAGATTTTATCTTTGTTAACTAGAGTTCTAGGAATATACCAACAATCAAGACCATAAATCTTGATTGATTCTATTACCAAATCATCAATAAGCAACTGCTCTTGAGATGATTGAAAGTTATTGAAAAAGAAGTTGGTGGACAATTACATCACCCAATCATGTCTGCAACAGGCAATGAGTAGCTGCTGATCATTTCTTGTTCTAGCTTCTCGATAGCTTTTTCAGCATCATCTAAAATCTTTTCGCCGTTGAATTGAACACCCCCAGGAAGAACCATGCCTGTAAACTTTGTTAAGTTGGATCCCCACTGATACTTAATCTTCTGTGTGGTGTATTCTTGCAACCAACGATCACCCCAAGCATTAGTATATGTGTCGGGGTCGATCACTTCGTATGCTTCAATCATTAAGAACTGACCAACATCAATCTTGGTCCAATCCATATCTACATGAAGCTTGTTGGTATGTCTGTTGTATCTAATAGGTTGCTGACCAACTAATAGTTCTGTAATAGTTCCTAGGTGCTGCATAGCCATATAATAAGGCAGCAGGGAAACAGTAGTCAGTTGATACAAATCGTTAAGGGCAATCTGGTAGCGAATGTTAAACATATCGCTAGCTCTGAGAGATGGATCACCAATTTGGAATATACGAATTGCTCCGATAATGTTTTCGGGCAATGTAATATATTTGTCGATCTTTGTTTGATCAGTAATTAAGTGCTTATAATAAGTCTTCTCAGTTCCATCAAAGTGGTAATCCCAGTAATATCTAATACACTCATCAATTCTGTCGTCTACTTGATCATCATCGACGTTAATTTCAATTACTGGTTTACCAAGTTTGCGTAGGCAATATTCTTTGAAGGTTGCTCTGCTTGTAGGTACAGCCATAAAAATCTCCTTATACTCAAGGTATTTAGGAGATTTTTATTTGTTAGATATTCTTGGTATGTGGCAGGCGTTCACCGCCTTCTTTGTTAGCTACAATCCAAGCAGTGGTAACACACACATTCAAATTCTTCAACCACTCATTGGGAAACCATGTTTCTCTTCTAAATTCTTGGAACTTGATGTCCTTGTTTCTAATGAAGTTAGCCAAGTATGAATTAGTGTAATATAAGAAACTATTTTCATTCCAGTAACTAACGTGAGTCGGATCTTGGAATGCACCACGGCCGTCTGTACTAGGTACTTCAATGAAAGCCCATCCACCATGAGCAAGAACGCGGTGGATCTCGCTCATTGTTTTAGTCTTATCTCTAAGATGTTCAATAACGTGGCTAGCATTAATTACACCAACACTATTATCGGGCAGAGGAATACCATCGTTAAGATCACAAGTGATATCTGCACCTTCTTGGTCAATCGTCAGATAGCCAGGACGAGGGTTCAAGCCACCACCAATATCAATCATCTTCAGACCTTTGTCTTTAGCATCTTTCTCAGCCAAAGCTTGAGCATACTGAGCAAACAATTGAATAGTCTTTTGTTGGATAGCTGCATTACGCTCTAACCATGTATTGTCACCAGTGATTCGGTAGATGTACAACACTTCAGGAATATGGTGCATCTTTGTAGCCAAGTATGTACGGATACACAACTCGTGGTCATCACAAATAGAAAGCTCAGGATTGTGGCCACCAATCTCCACATAAACATCTTTACGCCAAGCTCTTACATGGTCAGGTGCATACCAAATGTAACCCAAGCTGTGGCTTGATGGCTCAAAGCTGTTCATTGCAAACAGTAACTTATCTTTCCACTTAAACATTCTATGTTTCCAGCCATATGCCTCGTTGTATGGAATGAACTTGTCTTCCATGTGATTAACGGCATTGTCACTGTAGCAGAATCCAACAGACTCATCTTGGAACGCTTTGTTTAACTTCTCCAAACAAACATCCACTAACTCATCATCATGGTCTACTTCAACGAGAATGTCACCTGTTCCAGCATGGAAAGCTTTGTTCTTCAAGTAACCGATGTTGGGGTTGGATTCACCTTCGATGATAGTTACTTTTAAGTCAGCTAGAATATCCAAAGGTAAATCAGTTTTATTGAAACCATTGTTTAAATATAAAATCCATTCCCAGTTATCATATGTTTGCTTTTTAATGCTATCATATAGCTCAAGCAAGAAGGGAATGTTCTTAACGCTGTGTTCAGGTGTAATTAAACTAAATTTGTAATTATGCATGGTCAAAAAAGAATAGGTGAGTTAATCGGCAGTTATCATCATTGTTTCCGAAGTACATCGACGCTGAATGAATACATCTAGCATCCATGATGCATAGTCTATTATAAACGTTACCAATACTATCAATCAACTCGAACTGTGAGGAGTCATAAAATCCTCTTGGAAAGCTTTCGTCGATTCTTGGATCTTCCAATCTATTTGCCCCAGTAATCTTTGATCTATACAAAGACGTTCCACTACCTGGAGGAGCATCAGGAGTCAAGTAAATCATGGCAGCCCATTGTTGAGTGTCATAATGATAAACAAGAGGATCCTGAGCTGTGAGGAATTGGAACCTACCACACATTCCATGTTCGTTAAGTGGTTTCAGTTTCCTATTCATAATATCTTCAAACGACTCTTGGATACCAGGAAAGTTATACTGCTCTTTCGATCTCTTTCCTTTGTACCATTGAGAACTTCCCTCATACTCAATACCCATTGCGAACGCTCTCACATCGTCTGGGTTTGAGTAGAAATTATCTACAACAAACAGTCTCTTATCCATCACATGCTCACTTTCAAATTAAATTGTGGATTGCTAACCTCGGGGTTTGTCTTCTTTGCATTAGCTTGGGCAATCTGATGAAGCTCGTGCACATATGTTCCAGTGTCAGGGTAGCATTGTGATTCAATAATAAACGACAAAGCTGGGAAAGGATTCTTTCTACTTGGATTGGTCATCTTATTAGTAACCAAGAACATTTTGTCATAATCCCGAAGATCATTATAGATTTCAGCAATGTTTGTCAAATGCTCATTTCGCATTGAGCAGAAGTCTTCTGCCAATTCAAGATACTTAAGCGCGTTTTGATGATCACCAAGGTAACGATAAGAGTTACCGACCATCATCATTGCATAGTAACCCATCTCATCCATTCTATCTGCTCTACCGGTAGCAGCAAAGTTATGGGTTACATCTAAGAACTCCAAACAATAGAAAATACATCTACGAGCCAACTCGTTGTTGTGATTCTGTTTCAAAGGCAAGTCAACAGCTTTAAATGCATCATAATAGCTCTTACCAATGTACCAGAAGTGATACAAGTCTGTCAACATCGTACCATCTTTAATCATCTTCTCTTCTAGTTTCAACGCGTCTGAGACATACTTTGTTGGTGATGACCAGCTTTCGCCATCATCAAATCCAACTTGTCTATAAGACATTGGAAGGTTATATTTCCTAAAGTTCTCACCCATGCCTTCAATGTCCAACACAATCGTTTCATGTGCTGTGTCGTGATTGAATCTCCAAGGAAGCTTAGCATTCCAGATCCATGCTCTTTGGTAAACCGTGCTACCTGATTTTGCTGGAACATGGAAGCTGTGGAGGTTCTTATCATCGAAGACACTCCAGTCAAAGTCATCATCCACCTCAAGAACCTCGTCACAATCCATCTTAAGGATCCAGTCACATCCATGATCGGTATTACGAACTTTCTGAAGCAAATGATCTCTATTCCATCCAAAGCCAATCCAGCCTTCTTCTACATTATAAACATATCCAGGAATGTTTTTATCTTTAAAGAATTCAGCAACAACTTGTGGAGTGCCGTCTGTCGATCCATTGTCTTGGATCACATAGTAATCAATGTACTTGTAGCAAGATTCAAGCATACGACCAATAGTCTTAGCCTCATTCTTAAACATTGTCATCATTACAAACTTAGCTTTTTTATTGCTTATCATAGGTCTATTCTCAATTCTCACAGGGTTGTCGTCATTAATAATATATTCATGTGGTGAATACGTTCTCATCGTGTACTTGCAAAAGTCATTTGTATTATAGAAGTTAAAACGTTTTGGGTGACCGGTACCAACCCAAAGTTCACTTCTCCATCTCGTCCAGCCATTGAGAGGATCGTACAAATAATTAGGATCTAGTTTGCTAACATAAGAAGCATTAGCCCACCAATAGTTACCAGCGTAATGTCCAGTATCTTGCCAAGTAGTCTCACCTGTTGCTTGATTAACTAAACCAGACTCATGGATCCACTCTGTACCGGAACAATCATAGTTCTTGAGATAATCCAGGTTTCTTTCCCACTCATGAATAATAAAGTATTCAAGGTAGTGTCTCCACGCATCAACATTATAACGATGGATGGATCCTTCTTGAGTAGCTCCTTTAGTGTGAAAGTACATTACCCTGTAGTCTGGATTCTCTTTGCTGAACTCCCACATTGATCTCAAAGTATCGGCTTCAAGTATTGTGTTTTCGTTATACTTGATTCTCATCTTTGGTAAAGTAGATGGGAGTTCATCACCACCATTGATACCAACATGCACAAAGTCACAAGCACCATACAAACCACTCACACATAAGGAGTTAATCTGTTCTTGATAAAGCCTTTTCCACTCACCAAACTGCCCCACATGATAGAACACGGCAATCTTATTATCAGGTACTTCTTCACGCCTCTTGATGACAAGAACGATATCATCAAACCTGCCTTTGACACCTCTAAGATCTACAATTTCAGCTTCAATGTGTCTTAACTTAGGAACCATCTCATAGAGTTCTTGAGCATATTCAATGCTTGCAATATCCTCAATGATCAAACAACCATCCGTCTTCAAAAGACCAAGGTACAAATCAATGCATTGACCTTGGCTTTTCAGGGTGTGTGGACCATCGTCAATGATAACGTCAAATCCATTAGGATGTAGATTCTTTACATCCCGCATAGTGTATTGATCGTAAGCGTCTTTAATCAAATAGTTGACTCTAAGGGGATCAAGTTTCTCCTTAATATGATCATGCATCTTGTCTTCGTTATCAAGAAGACATAATTTAAAGTTAGGTAACAACTCATGCCAAAGGAGAGATGATCCTCCATACTGGACACCAATCTCCAAGAGAGCACCTGCTTTTGTTACATACTTTGATAAAGCATTTCCATAAACATCTACGTAAGAGTGGTTAGTATTTTTATCAGTACCACCAGGCTTATCATGTCCGTTAATATCTAACTTATCAAGAAGCTCAATAATCTTATCAGAACAACTCATTACAACTTTGATCTTTCTTCAATAAATTTTAAAACACTTGGATCATTTTGTTGAGCTTCGGAAGCTGCATACAAAGCTCTTTGTCTTGTATCAACATCTCCTGGTGGATCTGTCAAATAATACATCGCAATACTTTTCCTGTATACATCATCAGGACAAGTTAGAGGATCGTTAAAACCGTGCCACGAATTTTGAGTTGTGTCAAAAAGAATGGCTCTGTTAAATTTATATTCTACTGTCTTAATTTTTTCAAGAGGTATGTTGTTTGCAGGATCATGTGACCACAAATCTAAACCACCGCCCCACTCTGGATTCCAATCATGAGTAAGGTAGATAATGATGTTTAATTTTCTTTGGAGCTTTAGCTTTGGATGGATTGAGTAATCCTTGTGGATGTTAAGCTTTCCACCACGTCCATGGATGTGCCACCCTGCACCGTGAAGACCTATATCAGGATACAGTTTTTCAATGCCTGTAATTTGTCTTAACCTATCAATGAATTCTTCCGAATTGAGATAGGCCATGTACTTGTATGTCTCAGATGGAAAAAAGTACCACTTGTTTGAAGTCTTTTTGTGCTCAAGCGGATTGTTATAACAATACCACTTGGGATCATTGTAATCCATAAACTCAGAAGATAGTTTATTAGCTAGATCATCTTCTAGAAAATCATCTATGATGATATGGTCAAAAGGATTGTTATTCATTAAGTATTCCATAATATATTTTACTTATCATACCACCATCTAACAAAAAGGTCAACTTATTGACCTAGATTAAACTCAAGGTTTATTTTTATTTAGATCGTCAAATTTACGGTTCAATTCTTTAATAGCTTCTACTATTAACGGAATTAACTTCTCGTAATAAATTGTAAGATATCTCTCATCCACAGGAGCGGGTACGACAATTTCAGGTAGAATCTTTTGAACTTCTTGAGCTGAAAGGCCGACTTCTCTCAATACTTCATAACCCATAGACTTAGCAAGTTCATTGGCCTGGTAATAGAACCCATTTAGTTGGTTTATCTTATCTAATGGACTTTCGATGTTACCAAGTTTGGTTTTTAGTCTGTCATCAGAGTAATAAGCTGTAATGTTACCTGTGGCTCTAATTTCACCTTGAGCACCAGCCGCTGTATTGACACCAAGTGAATTAATTTGTGGTGTTGAACCAGAAGTTAAACCTGAACCTTGAGCTCCTTGAGCACCTGCAGCTCCTTGAACACCTTGGAAGCCTTGAGCCCCTAAAACACCTTGAACACCCTGGAACCCTTGACGACCTTGAGCACCCTGAACACCAATTACACCCTGGACACCTTGTGCACCCTGGACACCGATTACACCCTGAGCTCCAATAACACCTTGACGGCCTTGAGCACCTTGAATACCTTGGTTGCCCTGAGCACCCAATACACCTTGAACACCCTGTGCACCCTGGACTCCAGCATTACCTTGTGCTCCAACAGCGCCCTGAACCCCTTGGAAACCCTGTGCACCCAGGACACCCTGAGCACCAGTAGCACCTTGAACACCCTGTGCACCCTGAACACCAATTACACCCTGGACACCTTGAGCACCTTGACGACCTTGAGCTCCTTGGACACCTAAGTCACCTTGACGACCTTGAGCACCCTGAACACCAATCACACCTTGGACGCCCTGAGCTCCTTGAACACCTGTAGCACCTTGTGCACCGATGGCACCTTGAACACCCTGAGCACCTTGAACACCAATGACACCTTGGACACCCTGTGCTCCTTGAACACCCTGAGAACCAGTAGCTCCTTGAACACCTTGAGCACCTTGGACACCAATTACACCCTGGACTCCCTGAGCACCTTGAATACCTTGATTACCTTGAGCACCCAACACACCTTGAACGCCCTGAGCACCCTGTACACCAATAGTACCCTGAACACCTTGAGCCCCCTGAACGCCCTGAGCACCTTGTACACCTTGGAAGCCTTGGACACCCTGAAAGCCTTGAACACCCTGTACTCCTTGTACACCCTGGAAGCCTTGAACACCTTGAAAACCCTGAGGTCCTGTATCACCCTTATCACCAGTTCTAGCAAATGTGATGATTGTGTTTGTATTATCCGACCAGGAATTGCTTCCTGAAATGAATGCTACAGGAACACTAAAGTAGTGTGTGCTATGAGTATGTAATCCTGTGATTGTAAACAGAGCATAGTGGTCCGTATTTGACACTTCTGTAATTGTGAAGTGGCCTTTGATTGCTGACGTTGAGTCATCAATTGTTTGCAAGAAGCTGTATATGTTGGCTGATGGTGTTGCTCCATCTTGCTGGTCAATATAAAGGTTTGCTGCAGCTGCTATGTTAGCATTGCTAAACCTAATGAAACCATCACCAGGTTCTGAGTTTGTTGTATCACTATCATAAGTGAATTCAAAAGCAGCACCACCAAATGCTCCTGTTTGACCTTGGTATCCCTGAACACCCTGTGAGCCTTGAGCACCTTGTGATCCCTGAGCTCCAGTAGTGCCTTGAACACCCTGAGCACCCTGCACACCAGCATTGCCCTGTGCTCCTAAAGTTCCTTGAACACCCTGGAAGCCTTGTACACCTTGGTGACCCTGTGCTCCTTGAACACCCTGATCTCCTTGGATACCTTGAACACCCTGTGCTCCTTGACGTCCTTGAGCTCCTTGAACGCCCTGAGCACCCTGGACACCTTGAGGACCCATACTAACGTTAAGAATGTCCCATGCGCCACTTACACCATTGTATTTCCAAGTTCTTGAACCTAGAGAATATGTTTGGTTATTAGCTGGTGATGATGGGAAATCCAACATTAATTTTTATCCTTGATCCTTTGAAACACTATTCAATAGCTGCTAAATTAATCCTACAGAAGCAAGCCTCTGTAGGATTTTAGTAACATACTTCATTTTTAAAAAGAAGATTAATTATCTATCTTTTTATTTATAGTGTCAATTTGATCCTGGAGTTCTTTGATAGCTTGGATCAACAATGGGATAATTCTTTCATATCTAACTGTCAAGAATCTATCATCAATTGGAGCTGGTGCTACGACCATTGGCAGAATCTTCTCAACTTCTTGAGCTGACACACCAATCTGCAACTCACCTTGGTAGCCGTAGCTCTTAGCAAGATCGTTAGCTGTGTAGTAGAAGCCAGACAATTGCTGGACTTTCTTAACAGCTTCTAGAATGTCACCAACTTTGGTTTTCAGTCTATCATCTGAGTAGTAAGCTGTAATGTTACCAGTAGCTCTGATTTCACCTTGTGCGCCTGCTGCAGTGTTAACACCTAAGGAGTTAATCTGTGGTGAAGATCCCGAAGTTAAGCCAGCACCCTGGACACCTTGATTACCCTGAGCACCTGCGGCACCTTGCACACCTTGGTTACCTTGAGCACCGATTGCGCCTTGAGCACCTACGGTACCCTGTGCACCAATTGTTCCTTGGACCCCTTGAGCACCTTGAATACCTTGGTTACCTTGAGCACCCAAAACACCTTGGACACCCTGCGCACCCTGACGACCTTGGGCACCTTGTGCACCAACAACACCTTGAGCTCCTGTAGCACCCTGGACACCCTGTGCACCCTGGACACCAATTACACCCTGGACACCCTGCGCACCCTGACGACCCTGGGCACCTTGAACACCCTGAGCACCTTGAACACCTAGATCACCCTGACGACCCTGAGCACCCTGTACACCAATGACGCCCTGGACGCCTTGAGCACCTTGGATACCTTGGTTACCTTGAGCACCAATGACACCCTGGACACCTTGAGCGCCTTGGACGCCTTGTGCACCTTGAACGCCCTGAGCACCCTGTACACCAATCACACCTTGTGCACCTACTGTACCTTGAACACCTTGGTGGCCTTGAACACCCTGAGCACCCTGAACACCCTGAGCACCTTGAACGCCTTGAGCACCTTGAACGCCCTGTGTACCTGTAGAACCTTGAGCACCCAAAACACCCTGGACACCTTGAGCGCCTTGGACGCCTTGTGCACCTTGAACGCCCTGAGATCCCTGGACACCCTGGAAGCCTTGAACACCTTGATCACCCTTATCACCTGTTCTTGTGAACGCGATAGAGATATCGGTACCATTGGTCCAAGTGTTGCTACCTGAAACATATGCAACTGGAACACTGAAGTAATCAGAAAGTTCTGTATGCAATCCAGTGATTGAGAACTGAGCAGTATGAGCTAAGTTAGCAATTTCCGAGATTGTAAACAGACCTTTGATTGCTGATGTCGAGTCATCGATTGTCTGTAAGAAGTTGTAAACGTTAGCAGCAACAACCTCATTATCCAAGAAATCGATATACAAATTAGCTGCAGCAGCAATATTTGCATTGCTGAATCTTAGGAAACCGTTTCCTGGATCAGAATTTGTTGTTGTAGTAGAGTATTTGTACTCAAATGTAGCGCCAGTGAATACACCAGGAGCTCCCTGAACACCCTGGGCACCTTGGACACCTTGGTTACCCATGTAACCAGCATTACCCAACTCAACCCATTGATCAGTATTACCATCGTTAAACCATGTGTACTCTATACCTGTATTGCTGTCGATCCACAAATCACCATATTGTGGTGATGTTGGAGCAGTCGCCTGCATTGTGATGCTTACACCACCTTGTGTACCCTGAACACCTTGAGCACCTTGTACGCCTTGAGCTCCTTGAACACCCTGGAAGCCTTGAGTACCTTGAGCACCTTGGACACCTTGAGCTCCCTGTACACCCTGGAAGCCTTGTGCACCAACAACACCCTGGACACCCTGAGCACCCTGGACGCCTTGATAACCTTGGCTACCCTGTGCACCAATCTCACCTTGAACGCCTTGGTGACCCTGGACACCCTGAGCACCTTGGACACCTTGTGCACCTTGAACGCCTTGGAAGCCCTGAACACCTTGCGCACCCTGGACACCTTGGAAGCCTTGGACACCTTGGAAGCCTTGTACGCCTTGATGGCCTTGGTAACCCTGTGCACCAATTTCACCCTGGACGCCTTGAGCTCCCTGAATACCCTGGTGACCTTGAACACCTTGAGCACCCTGGACGCCTTGATAACCTTGGTTACCCTGAGCACCAATCTCACCCTGGACACCTTGTGCGCCTTGGACGCCTTGTGCTCCCTGAACACCTTGCGCACCCTGGACACCTTGGAAGCCTTGTGTACCCTGAGCACCTTGAACGCCCTGGAAGCCTTGAGCACCAACTTCACCCTGGACGCCCTGAGCACCCTGGACACCTTGGTGACCTTGAACACCAACTTCACCCTGGACGCCTTGAGCTCCTTGAACACCTTGGTGGCCTTGAACACCTTGAGCACCTTGGACACCTTGATGACCCTGAACGCCTTGATCTCCCTGAACGCCTTGGGCGCCTTGTACACCCTGTGCACCTTGAACGCCCTGTGCACCTTGAACACCTTGGTAACCTTGAGCACCCATGTCACCTGTTCTGGCAAACGTGATAATAACATCATCGCTATTGCTGAACGGTGTAGTGCTGCTTCCGCTTACATAAGCGCAATCAACTTCAAAATAACCTGAGAGCTCATTTACAGCAGAGATTGTGAATAAAGCAAAGGCAGAAGAATCAAACTTCTTCGAAATTCTAAAGTGACCTTTGATTGTGGAAGAAGAATCATCAATAGTTCTTAAGAACTCTTGAATGTCAGTGGTGTTGTCATTCTCATCATCGATCCACAAACGTGTGGCTGTGTTGAGAGTGGCGGAATCAAACTTCAGTTTACCTGTTGTAGGATCTGAGTTAGTTGTGTTGGTAAGGAATGTATAGTCAAATGATGCACCACCGAAGTTACCATCATTACCTTGAGCACCCTGGACGCCTTGAGCTCCCTGTACACCTTGGAAGCCTTGAGTACCCTGCGCACCCTGGACGCCTTGGTAACCTTGATTACCTTGAGCTCCGACTTCACCTTGCACGCCTTGAGCACCCTGAACACCTTGGTGGCCTTGGACACCTTGTGCACCCTGAACGCCCTGAGCGCCTTGAACGCCCTGAGCTCCTTGTACGCCTTGCGCACCTTGAACTCCTTGAGCTCCCTGAACTCCTTGAGCTCCCTGAACTCCTTGAGCTCCCTGAACTCCTTGAGCTCCTTGAACGCCTTGGTAACCTTGGCTACCTTGAGCGCCTACTTCACCCTGAACGCCTTGTGCACCCTGAACGCCCTGTGCACCTTGAATACCCTGGAAGCCTTGAACACCCTGTGCTCCTTGAACACCTTGATAGCCTTGGTAACCCTGGGCACCTATTTCACCTTGAACACCCTGTGCACCTTGAACGCCTTGGAAGCCTTGTGCTCCAATAGCACCTTGGAAACCTTGGAAACCTTGTGTACCCTGGGCACCCTGAATACCTTGGTAACCTTGCGTACCTTGAGCACCCTGGACGCCTTGAGCTCCCTGGACACCTTGGAAGCCTTGATCACCTTGAGCACCTACGTCACCTTGAACACCCTGGTGACCTTGTACGCCTTGTGCACCCTGAACACCCTGGGCACCTTGAACGCCTTGATAACCCTGGACACCCTGGTGACCCTGGACACCTTGGAAACCCTGAACACCCTGGTCACCCTGGACGCCTTGAGCACCCTGGACACCTTGGTGACCTTGTACACCCTGAGCACCTTGGACACCTTGAGCACCTTGAACACCTTGGTGACCTTGAACACCCTGTGCTCCTTGTACACCCTGTGCGCCTTGAACTCCTTGAGCTCCCTGTACACCTTGGTAACCTTGGACGCCTTGTGCACCCTGGACACCTTGGAAACCTTGAACACCCTGGTCACCTTGGAAACCCTGAGCGCCTTGAACTCCTTGATGACCCTGAACGCCTTGAGCTCCTTGGACACCCTGGAAGCCCTGGACACCCTGAGCGCCTTGGACACCCTGGAAGCCCTGGACACCCTGAGCTCCTTGAACACCTTGATGACCTTGAACGCCTTGAGCTCCTTGGACACCCTGGAAGCCCTGAGTACCTTGAGCACCTTGAACGCCTTGATAACCTTGGTTACCCTGGTCACCCTTATCACCAGTTCTTGTGAAAGAAATTACAGTGTTAGTGCCATTGGACCAAACATTGCTACCAGAAACGAACGCAATTGGAACGCTTGTATAATCACTTAAATCTGTGTGGGTTCCAATAATGGAAAACTGTGCGTAGTGGTTGTTGTTCGCGATTTCAGTAATCTGGAACAAACCTTTGATTGCAGAAGTTGAATCATCAATTGTCTGCAAGAAGTTATAAGCATTTGCACCAGGAGTGGTATTGTCCATCCAATCGATATAAAGATTGGCGGCTTGAGAGATATCAGCATTACTGAATCTTACAGTACCTGTTCCTGGATCGGAATTTGTTGTTGTGGTATCGTACGTGTAGTTGAACGCTGCACCACTGAATGTACCAGTTGCACCTTGGTAACCTTGAACACCCTGTGCACCCTGAACGCCTTGAGCGCCTTGAACACCCTGGTTACCCTGAGCACCTATTTCACCCTGGACACCTTGTGCACCCTGCACACCTTGGTAACCTTGTGTACCTTGAGCGCCCTGGACACCCTGAGCTCCCTGTACACCTTGATTACCTTGAGCTCCGACTTCACCCTGAACGCCTTGTGCGCCTTGGACACCCTGGAAACCCTGTTGACCTACAGCACCCTGAACGCCTTGAAAGCCTTGAGCACCAATTACACCCTGGACACCTTGGAAGCCTTGAGTGCCTTGGGCACCCTGGACGCCTTGATAACCTTGCGCGCCAATTTCACCTTGGACACCCTGAGCACCCTGGAAACCTTGCGGTCCTGTGTTGGTGTTTACAATTTCCCAACCTGTACCATTATACTTCCATGTTCTGGAGCCTAATGAATATGTTTGATTATTAGCTGGTGATGATGGGAAGTCTAAAGATGTAGCCATTGTCGTCCTTGAAAGGGGCGTTGAATAAGTATGATTTTATTTATACTTTACCAATTTGGAGAAGGTCAGTATAATATAAGTTTAATGTTAAATTCCGTATGTTGTTTTAACTGCATTGTAATTGGTGGTGATTTCCGCACCTGACAATGCTTTGTTATACAACCTCATCTGATAAAATACTGGTTGAAGAGCTGAATTCGTGTTATTCATTTTATCTGTTGGGCCGCTACCACCATTAGTATGTCTTGCTCCAAAATAAAACTCACTTGTTACAAATTGTGTTTGAGCAGCAACGGTATCGGTTGTTCCAACTTGTGTACCATTCAAATATAAACTATGTTGAGTTCCGTCAATAACAAAAACCCATTGTCTTATAGCATTGCTTGCAGTTATGGTTTCTGCGGCTGGAACATTAGGTCTGCCATAATTTATAACTGTTGCACTGGGCATATATGCCATATAACCCCTTCCAAACGAATAAGCCTCGTTACCCCAAATTGTTGCCCAGTTAGATGTGGGATTGAACGATGCAATGATTTCAACAGTTACTGTGTTGGTACTAATATTATATGGGACACTAATATAATCGGTGCCAGTATAATCAGCATTGTTTAATTTTACACCACCGCCGTTATCAGATACGTAAGACGATGAACCTTGTAGTGTTGCATTATATCCATTACCTGAAGCATCTGTCCATGTAGTGCCAGACGAGGGAGCAGATTGTAAATTAAATACAAGTCCAGAAGTAGTACCACCCCAACCTTCTGCAACCACAGGCTTTTTCACATTATTCATACTCAGCATCATCGAACCGATGGACATTATGTCAATCCTGTTCCATTAATGTACCAAGTATCAGTTCCCGTTTTAATCATTGTAGCCATGCCGTATGTACCAAGTGTTCTATCAGCACTTGTGTTATTTGCAGCAAGGTATAAAGTAACGCCAGAAGCTCTTGTGACTACTACATTACCAGTTCCATATGATATAACACTGATTGTTGATCCTGTTGGGAATGCAACACTTGAATTGTTTGCAATTGTCAATGTCATACTTGTAGAGTTAGCACAGTAGTAGTGTTTGCCTCTATCCGACAAAGCGATAGTAACGTTAGTGTTAGCAAGTACTTGAGCAACATCGATGTCACCTTGAGATCCCTGAACACCTTGTGATCCTTGGACTCCTTGAGATCCTGTTGCTCCCTGAACACCTTGAGCACCTTGAATACCTGTAGCGCCTTGAATACCTTGGACACCCTGAGCTCCCTGATAACCTTGAGCACCTACAGAGCCTTGGACCCCCTGGGCTCCTTGGACACCCTGTGATCCAACAGCTCCTTGAATACCTTGAATTCCCTGGACGCCTTGATATCCTTGATAACCTTGAACGCCTTGAGCACCAGATCCAGTCGCACCTTGGACACCTTGTTCGCCCTGGACGCCTTGATGACCTTGAACTCCCTGAACGCCTTGGAAACCTTGAGCACCTTGGACACCTTGAGCACCAGTAGATCCACCACTACCTTGGACACCTTGAGCTCCTTGAACACCCTGAGCTCCCTGTACTCCTTGCTCACCCTGAACACCCTGAGCACCTGTTCCAGTCGCACCTTGGATACCCTGAGCACCTTGAGTACCTGTAGCACCCTGAGGACCAGTGGCTCCCTGAGCACCCGGTGATCCCATGTATCCAACATTACCTAATTCAATCCACTGATCGCTACTACCATCATTAATATATGTGTATTCGGTTCCAGTGCCACTATCAATCCAAATATCACCATAGTTAGGTGAACCTGGAGGTGTTGCAGAAAGAGTTACACTTACGGAACCAGTAGCACCCTGAACACCTTGGTAACCTTGTGCACCCAAAACACCCTGGACACCTTGAGCTCCTTGAACACCCAGATCTCCTTGTACTCCCTGATAACCTTGATATCCCTGTGCTCCTAACTCGCCCTGGACGCCTTGAGCTCCTTGAACACCTTGTCGACCTTGGACACCTTGGTAACCCTGTGCACCTAGCTCACCCTGGAAGCCTTGAGCACCCTGAACACCCTGAGCACCTTGAATACCTTGATAACCTTGAGCTCCCAGAACACCTTGAACGCCTTGAGCTCCCTGAACTCCTTCTGCGCCTTGGATACCTTGAAAACCTTGAACGCCTTGTGCTCCCTGTACTCCCTGAACACCCTGGACGCCTTGTGAACCTTGAACGCCCTGAATACCCTGGGCACCCTGGACACCTTGGTTACCCTGATAACCTTGAATACCCTGCGATCCCTGGATACCTTGATGACCCTGTGCTCCTGAAAGACCCTGGACGCCTTGAGCTCCTTGAACACCTTGAGCGCCAACATCACCCTGAACACCTTGAAAGCCAGCGCCTTGCGTACCTTGATAACCTTGAACACCCTGGGCACCCTGTACACCTTGAGCTCCAGAAGAACCTTGGGCACCTGTCGCACCCTGAACACCTTGAGCGCCTGAACCTGTTGCTCCTTGAACACCTATCGCGCCCTGAACACCCTGTGAACCTTGCGGACCAGTGTTACCTTGAGAACCCTGTGAACCTAGACCACCTTGCTGACCCTGTCTTCCTTGAGCACCCTGAACACCTTGCGCACCCTGAGCACCATCACCCCCACCACCCGAACCTGGAACAGGCAGAGTTATAGAAGATGATGTGGACGAAAGAACACCACCAATACTCTTAACTTTAATTGTAGGTAATGTTGCCATTTTATCTGGTGATGTTTGGAGTAATTGTTATTATACCTTCAACAACCCGAGTAATGTTGTTACTAGAATCAGTCAATTCAGCATCGTACATGTACCTACCTGGTGTAACATTGGCTGTTGCATTAGCAGACAGAGCAAGTGTCAACGTACCATTGGCACCACCTAAAGTGACATTGAAGCTCACCGCAGTCGTAGATGTAAAGTGTCTTCTGAACTGAGCCGCGCCAGTAAAAGTTGTTAGATCGAGTGGATTGTCCCCATCATCCGTAAGATTAATGGATGTGGAATATGTTGATCCCTGGTCAACAATAATGTTCGCTTTGATAGCCATAGATATCTCCTATGACTATATTTAGGGTTGGTTTTTTTTCTCTAGTTCAACAATTCTTGCTTCTAAAACTTGATACTTCTTTTCAAGCTCTTTAGTAGATTCAATTAACAAAGCGACTAGCTTTTCATATTGTACAGCCAAGTAACCATCTGGTCTCTCAGCAACAATCTGTGGCAGGATTTTTTGAACTTGTTGAGCAATAACCCCAACATCTTGTTTTCTAATGAAGAAGCCATCTTCTCCACCTTTAGAGGCAATATAGTCTTCTGTCCAATCGAACGTAATACCGTTCAAGGTAAGAACCTTCATCAACGCATTAGCGATTGGAGATGTATTAGTTTTTAAACGCTCATCAGAAGAATAGTAAGCTGTGATGTTATCTGTAGCTCTGATCTCACCTTGTGAACCAGCAGCTGTGTTAACGCCTAAAGAATTAATTTGGGGTGATGTAGCAGAAGTCAGGCCGGAACCTTGAGCACCAACGGCACCCTGGACACCTTGCGCTCCTTGAATACCTTGTGATCCAACACCGCCCTGAGCACCTGTTGCGCCACCAGAACCTTGTACACCCTGAGAACCTTGAATACCCTGTGCGCCTTGAACACCTTGTGAGCCTTGGGATCCAACAGCACCTTGAACCCCTTGGTGACCTTGAACGCCTTGGAACCCTTGAGCTCCAATAGCGCCTTGACGTCCCTGTGCTCCTTGAACACCCTGAACACCGGATGATGGTCCAACCCAGTTACCAGAACTGTTGATAACATCTTGGGCACCAACTCTAACCCAACCACCAATAGTTACGTTAGCACTAACGTTTGCTGTACCGGTTACTGTTGCTGTTGCATCTGGCGTTGTATTATTGAAACCAACTCTATTATTGGTAGCATCAACAAACAATACTCCACTATCAAAGTTAGAGTTACCATTGAAGTTTGAAACATTACCTGAAAGAGTAACGTTAGAATGTGTGGAGTTCCCAGTTACAACAAAAGCATTTGCTAAACCTGGATTAACAATTAATGTTCCGTTTACCGTAGCAGTATTTGATACAATTAGATTTGCAGCAGTTCCAACATTAACACCAAACGTTAAGACATTAGCATTGTTAGCATAGAAGTCCCAACGTTTTGTCGTATCACCAAGTCTAACATTATTAGCATTGGGAATTACATTTGCACTGTATGTTGATTGACCTGCGACAGATAAAGTATTGCTTAGTGTTGAAGTACCATTAACATCTAGCGTCGTTGCAGATAATGCCCAACGTTGGTCGGCATCACCAAGAGAATAGTTGTTATTAATTGGTTTAAAGTCACCGTTCGATGTACCACTGAACGTAACATTACCAGAAATATTAAACTCACCGCCAACAGTTAAATTACCACCAACATTGGCATTACCAACTACCTCTAAACCATTCTCAGCCTTGAATACAGTATCTGCCATGTGCTACCTATTATTTTATTAAGTGAGCTACTACTGTTACGCTCGAGTTAGCAGCACTTTGTAAGAATTTTAACGAAACTATACCAGTATTTATTGCTGTGCTGAATACACCAAGATTGGAACCGAGTGGAGATGATACTGTGCCGTACACTGTGAGGTAAGGAGTAATTGTATCATGTGCAAGAACAATCTCATTAATCTGATTATTGGTACCTGCAGCTGTTTTAATCTGAGCTGTAATTTTTGCTGAAGAATAAGTTCCAGTAGAAAACGTAAGAACATTTTGAGCTGCTGAAACATTAGCTCCCAAATTGGTATTTGATGCAACAACAATTACATAATTGTTTTGAATTGTTACATTTCCACCAAGAGATGAAACACCTACAACATTTAAGTTGGCTTGGATGTTGGTACTATTGGAGACGTTGAGATCTACAATGTTGCTTGTTGCAATATTCGCGGCCGCAATGTTAGCAGTTGCAATTGTAGCTAGACCAGTAAACGTACTGACATTACTAAACGTTGCATTACCAGTTACAGCAATCGTATTACTGAACGTAGCAGCCTTAGTAACACCAAGTGTTTCTGAAATACTAACTGTGTTACTAAAGAAAGTATTACCAACTACCGTAAAGGTGTTGCCTGAAACAGTTGTATTGGATACAGTCCCGTTGCCGGAGATGGAAAAGGTATTAAGAGAGCTATTAGCTTTGAATGTAATGATATTAGCTGTAACTGTTGTATTACCATTGACCGTAACAACAGCGTTTGCATTAAGAGTTGTAGCTACTAGATCTGTATTGCTTGTAATGCTTAACGTTGTACCGCTCAGTACAGTACTCACACCCGTTACAACAATGTTTGCTGCATTGATCTGTGTGTTCGATGTGATGTGGACGTTTCCACCCTTCAGGGCTGTATTAGCTGCCTGGATGGATGTGTTTGTAGTGACTACTGAAACATTAGATGTTACATTAGCCAAACCACCATTGATATAAAGAATTGTAGAGTTAACGCTAGCATTAGCTACTTGAATATCAAGATTAGCTGTTGAATATAAAACAGCACCTGTAACTCTAGTATTAGATGTGATGTTTAAGTTAGCAGAAGTAGCAACCGATCCACCACGAAGAACATCACCAGCTGCAAAAGTGTTGGCAGATAAAATACCGTTTACAAAGCCGTTACCCGTAACACCTGCTCCAACAGTATTGGACTCAACTGTTACAGCAAACAGTGACATGGAGTCTGCTAACTGGTTTGTCCTTGCAACCCAGGAAGCAAACGTATCCGTCGATACTACTACATTAGCTACTGCTCTTGCCATTATTGTTCATTCCGTTAATTATTGTTCTCAACATATCTTTGATATCATCAACATCACTACGTAGAGTATTTACCTCTTTCAAAGCATGGCGAAGCTCTCTACTCTTCTGTTCTTCAAAGATATGCTGTCTATAAGAAGCAGTATCCGTATTGATCACTGCTTGTGTGTATGGATGTCTCTTTAACTTTGTAGTGTCCATTATGCAGATACCGCAATTGCTCTATACTCTTCAACTCTTGGAACAAGATAGCTTGCAGAAGATAACAATACGATCTTAATTGCAAATACTTTGAATCCATCGTACTTAGCAAGAGATGAATTGAAATATCTCACAATGTTGTAATTTTGGTTGTTCAAGAAACCAGAGTTCTTATCTGTAATTACATCAATGTTTAAGCCAGATCCTCTTAAGCTTGAATTAGAAACTGCACTTGATACTGTTATTGTCGTTGTGTTGGAAGCAGTTACCGTATCAACAAAGAATGAATCTGGGAATGTTGGATTGTATACTTTAACAACAGATCCAGCAATAATGTCTGTATTGACTGTACTATAACTTCCTGTAATTACATTTGTAGCTGTCGGAATACTGAATGTACCACTAGTCACCTTAGCACCAGCTTGCGCTGAAGGAATTACATACTTCAAATCAATAAAGTCGTTTGGATTAGAATCCAAACTGTTGATTGAAGATCCTGTTGGGATATCCAATGCTAACTTTGTCCAATTCTTTTGATTTAAGTTTTGACCATCTTCTTCACTCAATAGCTTAGCATAAACTTCAATATCGGTACCGGATGGTTTGAAAGCTGTCATGTAAACAATTAAGTCTTCTGCTACTTGATCAGTACCAAGAATAACTGGCTTTGAAACATACTTAGAGTACGCAGACCCGTTTGCATATGCTTCGTTTGTTGATGTGTTATTAATAATGAATTGTTGAATACCTAAGTCCAAGTTTTCTTCCAAGACGTATGGAGAAACAAAAGGATTTTCTGAACTAAACTCTAACTTTGCATTGAAGCTCTTGGAGTTTGCAAAGAGGTTTGTTGAATTGTTGACTTCGTTTGATCTTGAAGCAATCATTGCTGGATAAGAAAGAAGTGCATTCTTGCCGAGATCAACCTCTGTCAAGTTGCCTGTGGTCTTAGCATAAGTTGTGTTTGCAAAGTTAACATAATATTTTGCCTTAGCTCCACTAGGAACCTTAACGTTAAAGTATGGAGCAAATCTTGAAATGCTAACATTTTCAATTGAGGAAACTGTAGCATTAGCTAATGAGTCGACCCCCTTGATAATCTTACTACCAGCAAAATACGCAGTTGTGTTCGCTGAAGAATCATACAACGTGAGAAAGTCACCATATGCTTTGAAGCTGTCCACCTTTGCAACAGGGGATACAAAGTAACCAGCAGTTGTATTTGTAAAAGATGGTACCACATCTAGCACCAATGTTTGGTTGCCTGAATCCACACTGACAACTTTTCTAACTTCAGTATTTCCATCAGTTCCATCAGAAATTACAATAAATGTGTTTGATGAAATGGAAGCAAAGTTTGTGTTGGTTCCCGTAATTGTGTTGCTAGATGAGTCAATTGCAATCGTACCTGTATTGAACTTTCTAATATTTACAGCAGAAGCTGTAGTCGAGAAAGTACTCGTAACATTCATAAACGTTGTATTAGTTACAATGTTAACTTTTCTTACTTGAGAAACTGTGGAGTTGGCAACTACAACTAAGTCATTATTAGCAACATCAGATGTAAAGGTTGTTGTTGTGCCATCAATGTTAGCACCACCTGAAGAAACTGCAACAGTACCAGTCAAGTTAGCTTGTTGTTGATAAACGTATTCACCACCAATAAAAGTACCATTCACAGCACCTGATGTCAATTTTAAGAAATCATATGCCTCATTACTAATTGTAAAAGTATTGCTTCTTGCGCCAGTAAATTTAGCAACATTAATTTTAAACTTGTAATCCACATCGGAAAGAGGAGTTACGTCAAATCCATTTGTGATGTCGTAAGCATTTCCATCAACTTTACCAGAAGACAACTTTGCAGCTACTCCTGTGTTAATATCAACTTCGTCTACTCGGTTTTTCCATAAAGAAAAAGACTCATCCGAATCAAACTTAATTAAGAATGCATATTGTTTGTTCGTTTGAAGAGGAACTGGGGTATCGAAAGTAAACTTAGTAGATGTATCAGCAGTTGCGCTAGTATTAATATTGTCATATTCAACACGCGCTAAAGTTTTAATATCCGCTGTATTCCAATTAGGAACATTATCCTTAACCTCACATATGTTCAATGAAACACTAGGCTTGGAAGACCCAGACTGCGTTTTGTTTGCAGTGGGCTTGTCTTTAAAGTATAGTTCTATACTCGTGACGAAAACGACTGAAGCTCCTTGAGCTGACGATGAGTCTAAAAAGAATGATTGAGCTTTATTGAACATATTACACTGTTTTGTCTAATCCTAAAACTACAGCACCAAAGGATGTCGATGCATTGTAGTAATTGTCAGGCAATGTTGTTTGATTGATTGTCGTAACAACAATCTCTTTTTTTCCAGATTCAAGATTGCTAACTTTAACCGGAATACTTTCATACGAATTTGAAGATATTCCTGATGACAAATAAAAAATCACTTTTAAATTACCGTTTTCATCAGAGATTAAAGCCTCGCCTAGTTTCTTACCAAATTGTTTAACCATACTCGTTACCTTCACCCTATCAAAGTAAAAGTAATGTGTGGTGTGAGGTCTTAAGCCATAAAACTCTAGAATTATGTCTCTCTCTTTGAATCGAAGTTTTCTTTGTCCCATAACTTTTATTTATAGATATTTCTAAAGAGTTTTTTAATATTGCATGTGTGAGAAATCTTCAACATACTTACCACCACCAGTGTCTCTTGTCATTGATGCTTCCTCAGCGTTAGCATCTGTTATCTGAATATATGGCTCAGATGTTGTTTGTGTCTGTGGGGGGTCGATTGTCGTGGTAACAACAATAACTTCTGCAGGTGTTGATTGTACCTCAGGTATTGAAACTTTAGATGTAAGAACAACATCAAACACTGCCGTCTCATCACCAGCTCTGAATCCACTAAATTCAGGTACTCCGTATCTTGATTCAACCCACTCTTTATTATTTTGATAAAACTCTGCTACAAAGTCAGCTTCATAGTATTCAACTGCACCATCTGTAATTACTCTAACCATAGCAGGTTTTGGTACGACAGGTTGTACGACAGGAGGTTCAGGAGGCAGTACAATAATGGGGTCAACAGTATTGGGGGTAGATATAACAACAATAGGATCTGGTGGTGTATAAACATAATCATCAACAGGATAATATGTAACAGCAACAGTCTCAATTGCTGCTGGCACCGATCTAACAACTCTTGGTTCTGAAGCGCTCAATTGACTAACAATTGTATACTCTTCGTATGGAAGCAAAAGAGTTTTATTTTGATGGATGTTATTTGCAGTAGAGGCATCAGATCTATCAAAAATACTCTCAACGTTAAAGATGGTTGTCAATGGCAACAATTCACCATTCTGACTATCGATATAAGCAGTACTTTCAAGACTTGTTCTATCAACAACAAAGGCGTCATCAAAATTATCTACCAAGAACGCATTCTTAAATCTATCTTTACCGGAATCGTTAGAACTAGGAATAACCAACTCTGTTATTTGCTTTTCTAGCGTATTCAATGCAACTTGCTTCTCTAGGCTGTCAATTCTTTTCTCAAGTTTGTTGATTTGAGACATTGAATAACGCTTTGGCTGAGATCTAGTATCAGCAGAAGAATTTAAGTTGTTAATAGTGTATGCTTGCTGTCTTCCATTAACAATAGAAGATTCATTACCAACTCTTTTATCCAAAATTTGGAAGGTTGTATTTGAAAGAGCAGAAGGCAGAGAAGGATATGGTGGAACAAACAATCTGTTGACTGTAATGGAATCAGCAGGAGCTCCTGGATCCTTCAAGTTAGCAACGTCTGGTGCACCTTGGATAACAGAAATCAATGTATTTTTATTAACAACAACCCTATCAATTCTGCTTCCGTAAAACTCAATGTCAAATGTAACTTGCGAATCGGGTACAGGGAAGTACTTTTCATCGCTATTCAATGTCTGAGTGTTAGCAGGGTTGACAGTTGCACCACCAACAGTAGTAGAGTAGGCAGCTGTATTGCTTGTAAATGGACGGAAGTCAAAAGTATCGATACCATCATAGTATCTACCATCAGATGTCAATACTTCAGGTACTTCTAAACGGTTGATGTATGTGTTGTTACTATAACCAGTGGCGTCATTTATAATGTCGTTGTATGAGTTAATTGTAATGAAACCTTCGGATGTATTAACATCAAAAGCATCAAACTTTGCCAATAGCCATTGAGTATTGGAAATAGCTAGATCAGATCCCGGAACCAGTCTCAGTTCTGCATTTTTTACAACGTCACCGTCATTATATGAATTGACAAAGAAGTGTTTTGTTACATCTGTGCTCGAAGCTGTATTACCAAAGTATACAGCCTTCAATCTGAATGTGTCAGGAACACCTAGACTCCATGGACCAGTTGTGTTGTTACCTGCAGCGGAAACTGTTGTGTTATTTGCTGTGTATATTTTAACGTACAAATCTCTATTCAAATCTTTATTAATTTGAACAGCTGATGGGATTCTAATATTATAGAATGCCACAACGTTAGCAGATGCTGTTAGAGTTTCACCTAAATCAACAGTAGCAACAGCCGCATTGGCGGAAGTTGTAATTGTCCTTGCTGATCTGCTCAAATCTAAAGGATAGAAAGCAGGCAGGAACAATGCAGTATTTGTTGAGCTGTTTGCTGCAGTCAATGCTGAGTTAAGAATAATTAAAGTGTTATTAACAACATTTTCAACCCTCTTAACATCATATGATGTAGAGTTGGTGTACACACTAATATAATCACCTGCTGCATAATCAGTCGCAAAAGCAGTTGAGGTTCCAACTAAATTTGCAGACGTTGTATTACCAGAACTGGTTCCTGTTGTATTAGCAGTGTTAGTGTTGGAGACAGGAGCAATAATAAAGTCTGCTTTCTGACTTTCAGAAAGAGTCAACGAACCAGAATAAGGAAACGTATACGTTGTAGGAGCTGTAATCTCAATTGTGCCATTAGCATTGAGAGTTAAGTTTTCCGTCGATGTTCTGTATGTGTAGCTGATATCTGAAATAGACTTAACAGCCTTAACACCAGTCTTGAAAATAATATCTGGGTTGTTTGTGTCTTTCAATATGGCAACATTAACACTGGATGTGCCGTCAGCCTCAAGAACAGCATCGCAAATACCATCATAAGTGCTGTCAAAGTAGAAACTCTTAACATCACTAAAAGACTTGCCAGCATTCATCGTGACATCAAACAGATACAATCTGTAAGTTGCATTTGGAGTACCAACAGTACCTGACTGATATACAATTGACCTCATTTTTGCAGAACCAATTAAAGTACCAGCAGGAGTAATGGCCCCAGTACCGACACTAGTCAGTAAAGTCTTTGCAGTATCATATAGGTTAACCGTTGTTCCTGACTTAAAGTCAAAGAATCCAGCAAGCTCTTTAACTACAACATAGTTACCATAATTGGCAGTAATGGTTTGATTTGCTTTAGTAAAGACAGTGTTAGACTTTTGAACATCTTTTGATAGATTGCCACTAGTCTCAACTCTTTTACCACTAATGTAAGCAGTGCCTGGATCAACAACAACGGAAACATGCGTCGTGTTGGATACCTTTTCTTTGGTAGAACTTCTGAAAGGATCGATTACAAAATTGCCAGAGGATTCAAATGTTCTTGTTTCAAACTCTTTAGCTAACTGGTTGTAAACAGTGTTTCTGTTTTCTTTAGAGGCAACACCCTCACTAAATTCAACAAGTGATAAGAATTCAGAGTTTGCTGATCCAATGTCTGTGTTAACAACATACAACGTTGGTCTAATTCTTAAACGATCAGCACCAGGAGCTGTCTCATTATATGTGTTGGCGGCGTTGTCATACAATGATGAATCGGTTGTATACTTGACAATCGACTCATCAGAAGTAAATCCTACTGATATGTTGTCAGGTAATGTTGAATATTTTGATACAATAACACTCTGAGGAATAACACGAGAGAATGTTCCCTTTTGGTAAATTACACCTTCTGTAACACCAAAGGAATAACCGTATCCAACGGGATCGGTGAATGTGCCAGGTGCTACACGAACCTTTGCCTTGTATGATCTTGCTGCCAAATCTAGAGTGGATACTGAAGCAGATGCTGAGGCTGGTTTAATAACAACCTGTGGCAATGTTGTGTAATCTTTACCAGCATTCGACAAAACTAAGTTCTGAACTACGCCAAGTGAGTCAGTAATAATAGAACCAGTAGCTCCACTACCGATTTGAGAGATAACATTAGCAACTGCACTAGAAGTATTGCCAGTGATGTTGTAACCTGTAGAAACGGTCCACGTGGTGGAATTGGCTGATGTATTTGCTAGCTGCTCTGAGTTGATTGGCTTAATAGAAAGAATCTTTGTATTTGCCGTAGATCCGTTTGAAATACCAACAATCTGTTGTCTAGCGCCCGATGTAGCTTGAGTAAAGATTTCACCATTTGTAAACGTACCACTGGATACCTGTACAGTGACAGCACTAATGACATGCAACGTATCTGAGTTAGCAAATCCAAGACCGCCGTTAGTAACATCAACATCAAATAGGTTGTTTTCTTTGCTAAAAATCTCTAACACATCGTCATTAGAGAATGCGCTCAGGCTGTAAGTATTTCCTGAGTTTGTATATTGCAGGAACAGAGTGTTTAAATCAGGACTCTTTGACTCAAAACCTGAAGCATAGTTAACAACAATAGCTTGAAGATTTGCTGAGTTCTTAACAAAGAAACCAACATAATCTTGAGGATTGACTGGCTGTCCATCTTCTTGCAAATCCTTGATCTTAGCGTATGCTAGAAGAGGATTGTAAATAAAGTTAACACCGCTTACAATTGTACCACTTTTAAAAACGTGATCTCCAAATCTTTCTACTTGCTTTTGGAGAATTGTTTGAAGTTGGTTTAATTCACGAGTTTGTAAGGCAACACCAGGCTTGAAGAGAATCTTATAAAAGTCCTTGTCTTCATTGAAATCATCCCAATAGGGAGTGGTGTTGAAATTGGTTTCTAATGACATCTAGTCCTCTTAAAACTTCAAAATTAGTTTTATAGATTCGGATTGGCTTGCACTTCTCTCAATCGGATCTACGTTTTCTATGTATAACACTTCTCCACTGCCCTGAACAATGTCTGATGGCAGACGACTATTCAGTGTAATGGATGCTCCTGAATTAACACCAATCATGGTGTTTCCAGTATTGAGTACACCTCTTAAATCAGTCAAGTAATAATAATTAGCATCGTTTGAATGGTAGTACGCATTAGCAACAGCTACATCTAGTTGGTACACCTTTTCATCTTCCACAAAACTACCAGAGCCTGCTGTGTATGTGTATCTTTCTCTGTTATCAAATGTGTTAAAGTCTTTTGCTTGATCATTGATAACATAGCTGATCGCGTTAGCAGTAGCTCCTGAAGTACCACCAGTAATAATTTTGTTAGTTACAAAAATACCTGTTACATTAGAAACTGATACTGTTGTAGTTGTACTTCCCTTTACAATACCAGTCGCATTGGAATCAGTTTGAGTAACAACTTCGTTATCAGTAAACACACCAGTAGGAGTAGCAATTGTCAAAGTTACATTTGCAAACAAAGGATCCTTTAGTAATCCAATTGTTCTATAATCATTTGAAACTGGAATTGTACCTGATTCGTTATTGGCAAAAGTCACACTGATGCCTAGGTACTTACCACCTAGTTCAAATTCAGGATCCTTACCGTGGCCACCTTTAGGTCCCAATACAACATAAACGGAGGCTGCATTTGAAACACCACCTGTATTACCAAGAATGGTTGTAGTAGCATAAGTGTAACCAGCACCTCTTTCAATAATTTCAATTCCAGAAATTGAATTAGAAGAGTTTGTATTAACTAAAGCTCTAGCAACAGCACCAGTTCCGTCACCTTCAATTAACACCGAGGGAGTGATTTCATACACCGATGTAATATCCGGAGTTATACTGAATCCGCTATCAACTGTAATTTTTTTCTGAGTTCCAATAACCGTGTAATCAATAATCTTTTTTACTTGTCCTAAACCAGTTCCACCTTTAATGTAGATGTAACTGTTATCATAGAAATTATTGGATGCAACAGCATTGTTTGCAATCGTAAATATTGTTGGGTCTCCACCAATAGTCAAATCAGAAGAAATAAACGTATTGGAAAGATATGTGTTATAGTTTGATCCAGCATAACTAACTAAAACAACATCAATTGATCCTGAAACAGCATTGCCCGACACATTTGCGTTTGGAATTACAGGGACATATTCATCTGTAGCAAACTTAGTAAAGTTTGAGCTATCAATCGTGTACATATACTTCCAAACATATCCATCGGAAGTACTATAAAACTCATCATCAGCACCAGTATCATTGAAGTTTGGTGATATGGTTGAAGGTGCACCATTATTATTTCCAAGCACCTTAAACACGTGGAAAGAGGATACGGCATTGACTACAGCATAGTAATTATTTACAGTAATATCTGTGTTACCACTGTAAGCTGTGTAAACAGTATTTGATACCCAATCATATCGCGGAATCATTACCTTAACATCACTATTAGAAACCTTTTTTCCAAAAACCATCAATTTGTAAGGATCAATATTAACCGTGTCATTGGTGTTTGTTAAATTAGGAATGGTTTCATCACCACCAGAATAAGGTGTATGACGACCAGCAAACACGTAATAAATGCTGTTAGCAGTCTCAGAGATAGACTCTCTGAACTGCTTAGCGTTATGCAAGTTTAGATAATTGGTAACTAGTTTTGTAGACATATATCTTATTTATGCTAGGAAATAACAATTTTTGAAGACGCATTAGCACTTACATCAATATCGGAAGAAAGAATTACTTTACCAAACATTCTTGTTCCAGCTACGTGAATAATCTTTTTGAGTACTTCAGAATATTTTGTGAAAGGGACTTTTGATTGAATCTCATAACTATATTCTTGGTAGTAGTCACTATCCAATATTTTTTTATCACTAGAAGCAAAACCTCTGGTAGTTGAAAAGTACCCTTCTCCAACACCTTGTTTATTAAGGTTTGTTTGTGCAGTAACGATGTAAGGAGATCCTTCCTTCTCAAGAGAAACGTTCTCACCATTAATATAACCAAAACCCGAATCAAGTACAGTAACGCCACTTACGACAGCGTTGGCAACTTGCACGTTAGCATTAATATCAGCATTCTCACCAATAGGTAAGGAACTAGCTTGTTCTGTCACGCTCGCAATAGTAGCCAATGCACCTGTTGTAGTACCAATGATAGTATTTGAAGGATAAAAAGTGTTTTCAAAACTTAGTCTCTTAACTAAAAGCACTGAGTTATTGGATCCTTCTTTAACTTGGCCAACTGCCGTTGTTGCTATTGTTACAGCAGTGTTTACAAGAACAACATTAGCAGTAGCGTTAGTAGTTAGGGTGCGAAGCTGATATCCGTTTGTATTTGTATTTTGGAATGAGCCAGTTGAGCTGTAAAGTTTAACTGTTCCGCTACCACCTGTGATACCAGAAGAGTAAACGAAACCCGTAGCTATGTTTGAGGTACCATTACTTTGATACACATACTCGCTAGCTTCAAAGGAACTGGTGGGTGACCCATTAGCAGCAGTACCGGAAAAGTTTGTGACATTCAACTGAACAGCAGCTGAGTTGGATGTTTGTTTAACTATTTCACCAACAGAAAATAACTTAGTCGGGCTGCTGATAGTAATGGAAAAATCTTTACGCTTGTAACCAGCAACATCGGGCTCATAAACCAAAACAAAAGGATTGATGTTGTAATCTGTTCCTGGATTAATAGATGTAAGTGAAGCTACAGTGCCAATAACTGTACTGTTATATCTCAACGCATTGAGCAACGTTGTATTAATGTCGGCACCTGGATACTTAACAAACCCATATCCAGTTGCATTAGCATTATTAGGACTCAAATCGAGATTAATATCAAGGAATGGAATGCTACCAGTATTATTTGATGAAAGCAAATCGGGGGTTAGAAGCACTGTTTCATCATTATCCAAAGAGCCTACTTGAAAAGTAGCGTCTGTACCGGAACTTACAAAATCAATATTTGCATAGCTGTTCGAAGTAGATCCAACAACATAAGAAAATATTGAAGATGGATAAAATGTATTTAAAACTGAATCTAAACCCATGTGAGTAGCATTGGAACCAATTAACTTTCCACTTGCTGTGATATCTGCATTGTTAGCCACTACTGCAGTAAAAGAAAGATTAGAAGTATATGTGTTTACTGTAGCAATTGTCGCGTTATTGCTTGCAAGTCTAAAAGAAGTATTAGTTGCAGCAACGTTACCACTAATAGGTCTCAGTAATAAAGATCCCCTTGTAGTATTAGCTGTTGATACCGAAAGAATTAAAGCATTAGCAGATGAAGTAGCATTGATTGCTTCTATTACTGAATTGGCTGTAAAGAGGGAAATGTTCGAGGATGTATTGTATACCAAATCAACTAAGCTAGCTTTGAATACCAAGTTTGATGCAACAATATTACCAGATATATTATTAACTCTTACTGTACCTACAGCGTTTGATACCAATGTAACAGAAACAATTCCAGCAGTAGCATTTGCAACAGAAGAATTACCTTGAGCAAACAGAATTGTATTAGCTGCAAAATACTGAGCATTCACAGCACTTGTGAACCCAACTCTCATTACTTGCTGAGATACATTTTCAAATCTACCAAACGCTGTGATTTGAGTATTACTATTAGTCAGTGTGTTATATCTCAAAACTTTGTCTGAGATGTAAACACTTGCGGTGTTGGAGAATCCGAAACCACCATCTATAATTTTAAAATTTACTCTACCAGTAGCACTAGAGATGGATGTTACAATAGCTTTAGCATTCTTACCATTATCAGAAACTACTTTAAATTCATCACCAACAGCAAAATCTTGACCGCCATTAAGCACATCAAGAGTAGTAAGTGAACCAGTAACAGAAGGAGCATTAATGGTGTTTGTGTTGGATGTTTCCACAACCTGCTCACCATAAAGGAAGTCACCTCTTACATTAGACAAGAAAAGCACATCAATAAACTTACCATTGACCCTTTTTTTAACAACACTTTCGCAAAAAGCTTTTGCTCCTGTTGAAACACCAACAACTTCTTTATTAACAAAAGATGTATTTCTTGGAGATACTGTAACTTCCAAATATTTTGGCTTTGTCCAAGTACCGTCTGAAGACTTTAAAATGTCTTGTCCAGGAAGATATACTGCAGAGTCTTGATTGAAAAGAGCTCTCATTGCAAGCTTGACGCTCTGCTCATTTCCTTTGTTTTGATACAAGTCAAGAATATTTCTGATGAACATTCTTTCATCAGCCTGGACTGATAAAGGAAGATCCTTAAGGAACGTTTCCTTGAAGTGAACTATAAACTGATCCACAGTTTTATCAATGTCTCTATACTCTATTAAGTTTCTAGAGTAATACGCTTGCTGTCCAGTAGTTTCTAACCACTTATAATAAGACTTAACAAATTCAATAAACAGTGGTCCCTCTTCATTATAGAAGGCAGGGAACTGCGATTGAATTAATGGGGAAACTAAGTCTTCAATATTCTTCATAACTTGACAGGTGTCACCGTAACTGTTACATCTTCATCTTTGATAGCAAGGATAACGTTCTTTGTACTAGAAAAATCTTTTGCATTACTTCTTGCATATATTTTAATGCCAGTACCTTCATAATCAGAAACATTAAGGTTTTGAATAGTAACAATGCCGTTTGTATAATCAACAGCTCCAACTACCTTTTTAATCTCTACAACACCACTTGTCAATTTAGCAACATAAACTAAACCTCTTGTATCATCAACAAGGATAGATCTGTAACCTTCATAAGTGAAAGGCGAAGATTGAATTGTGTGACCATAGTGATACTCATCTGTGTTTAATACAACACCGGTTTCTGATTGGAATGAAAATCCAAAAATAATATCATAACTTTGATCTATATTCGTTGAAGGAGTAATAACTTTAATAGCGCGGATTTCCGTATCATTACTAACAATGCTATCATCAGCTGAATCAATATCTTTTGTCAGCTTAGTGTAGAAGATTGTCTTTTTGAACCCTTCGAGATTGGTTGTGTTGTGAGCACTAATCTTAGACAGCACAGCTGTTCTAATATCACTAGACAATTTCGTAGTTGCGTTTACATTGTACTTAATATCAGAAACAACCTTAACATACATGAACTGAGGATCAACAAACACCACATCGACAGTCAGAGGAGTTTTGTCTTTGATAAAGTCACTGAACGTTTTAATTCTGTTTGCAGGTGTGCCGTCAGCATTCTGAACATCAACAGAAATAAACACTTTACCAAATTGTGGAGGAACCAAATCCTCTCCACCATAAGCTGAAATACTTTGGATATCACCAAAATTAGCTTTTAGGATTGTTTCGTAATCCGTTGCTGTAACTGCTCTTCCTTGAACCTGGAAGTTTCTAGGAGCATTATATCTAATAGACTCAATTGTCTCATTGATTGCTCCACCAGTAGCACTTGAAATAGTGCTAATGGACACGTTGGCGTGAGAATCGATATTTCCATCGTTTAAGAATGTGGATGCTCCGTTTGGTAGTTCACCACTAGATGTTCTATACTCAACAACAATCACAGAACCATCCCTTGGCTTTCTACCAAAAACATTATCACCAAATCTAACTTCATATTGTTGGTTTTCTGCTGCTTCGACAAAATAAGCTCTTGTCAACGAAGTTAGACCAATTAAGGTTTCTGTTTTTGTGTAAGCAAGAGTAGTGGATCCACCATCTTCAATCACAGTAACAGAAACACTACCGGTATCAATAGTTGGATTGGACATAACAAATCTTTGGGATGTATTGCTGTAATTCATCGTAAAACTATCAGCAATGTATGTTCCCTCATACAACATGATGTTAGCCGTGAATACACCGTTATTGGACGTGTTAATCACTTCATTTGAGGATGTTGAGAACGTGTATGTGTTTGAGCCAACTCTAGAAGTGAAAGTTGTTCCTTTTGGAATAACAATATTCGTTGTTGGTGATGAAGGAGTAACAGTCAGACCAATTTCAGCTGTTGCAGAAACAAAAGATCTAGGGGTGTAATTCAATGACTTAGCATGAGAGATAACACTATCACGGAGCTGAGCAGTGTCGATGAACATCTCACTAGCAACCATGTTAGTGTAGAAGGAATTCAAATAAGTGTTGTATGACAGCAGGTCAACCAACGTGTTAATGTTAGACCCTTCAAAGTCTACATCTTTAAATGCTGAGTTATTCTTAAGATATGTCTTAAGATTTGTTTTGATTGTTTGGAAATCTAGTCCAACCAGATCGATGCTGGTGTTAGCCATTTATCGGATCCTATTTAAAATGAGTTCTAAGGTAACAGGTTCAGCTTTATTTATTACGCTGAAAACAATATTAATGTACATCGAATTCTGATCTGGGTTGCCAGAAACATTAACATCGATCACATTTGCTCTTGGCTCGTGATTTCCAATTGCGGTTTTAATTAAGTCTGCAACAACTTGTTCGGTTGATGGTGAGAAGTTCTCAAACAACATTTTTCTGATGTCGCTGCCAAACGTTGGATTGAAGAATCGCTCACCCTTATCCGTCAGAAGAATGTTTCTAATTGACCTTTTAACAGAGTCTTCATTCTTATATGAAAGCAGATCTTTCTTAACTAGTTCCAAATCAAAATTAGAATAGAAGTCGGAATAGACTAGCGGCTTGGCAGTCTGAGGAGTTGTTTTTGTTTTTCTTACTACGATTGCCATATTAGCCGCCTATGAATACTGTACTTGATCCAGACTCAATCTTATTGGTACCAACAGCGTTACCAGGATCCTGTGTGTCAGCTGTATCACCAACACGAGCTGCACCATTTGCGCCTTGATTGAGATTGATCGTCTTCCCGTTAATTTTTATATCCCCAGAAACATTGAGGTTGTAGTTTCCATCAACCTTAACATCCACATTACCCTTAATCTCTACTTTTGCATTACCTTGAATGTAAACAGTCTTATCCTTAAGAACAACTTCGATGTCATCTCCAACAATCTTATTAACTCTTCTACCTTCTTGGTTAATCTCTAAGTAAGTTCCGGTTCTATGAAAAACATGGATTCTCTCCTTATTAGGAGTGTCATCAAGTTCTACAATATGACCACTTTCAGATTGATACACTCTATTGTAGGGATATGTCGCAGAATACGCAGAAGACGGCTCAGGACCAACTGTATTTTTATTTAGTGGGTTCACTTCACGAGCAAGCAGAGTAACATCGTGCTTAGCTGGATCCCTATCCTCAATACCAGGCAACGATCCAAGAATCATTGGCATTTGACCTTCACTACCATCAGCAAAGAAACCAACAACAGTAGATCCAACCATCAATCCCGTTGGCGACAAACCTGTCTTTTGGTAACTTGCGCTGGTTGGTTGCATAATGATGAAAGCCCACTGTAGATCAGCAGTTGGAGTTTTGACTCTGTCACCATGGAAGTTATGAACTCGGACTTTGACACGGCCAAGCTTTTGAGGATCATCTCTATCCTCAACAACACCAAACCACCAAAAAAAGCCTTCAGTTCCAAAATTCTTTGTTGTCATCCTAAACCAACCTTATTGCAATCAAATGAAATATAATGCTTAGTTTTACCAACTGTGGTTATATTATGTCTCAATCTTGTAACGATGTAGTTGCCATCTACTAGATCATCTGTTCCTTTGGCTTCTGTTGTACCAGATGCCTTAGGAAGATTAAGTTCAATTACATCTCCAGCTTTGATAGAAGAGTCACCTGGAATATAAGCTCTAACAAAATTTGAATTGAAAAGCTTTTGGTAAGCTAACCTAGCTCCCATCATATTCTCTAAGAAGTTTTCTTTTCGGTTGGTGTCTTTAGGAATGAAGAAGTTGAAAGTTGGTTCATTTGCGAAATCTTTAATCATTGATTCAGAAATGTTAAGAGTATTCTTTTTATCTGATCCAACCATTTGTGAAAATTTCTGAGTCATGTCAAAGGATGTATCACTTACTTTCTTGGAAAAGATATCAAACGTCTTAACTCTATTTTTAATACCACCTTCTTGTATTACATCTGTTAAGTCAGTTCTTCCAATATTTTCATATTCAATAATACTTCTAAACATTAATGCTTCTGTATTTTTATCTTTTTGACCATTACTAAAATAATAAAACTTTTTGGAACCTATTTTTTCTTTACCATCCTCCATCATTTGCTCAATGCATTTGAAGTTGAACCCATCTTGGTTTTCAAAAAACACAAAAGAAGATGAAAGATATTTTGGATGTACAGCTCTTTTTCTGATAATATCTATAGCTACGAAAGGTGTCACTTTAGGAAACACTATAGTCTCGTTGCCCTTACAAGGATCAATGTCAACTATTTTATCCGTTTCTAAGTATCTTGTAAAAATATTACCAACAATATCATTAATAGTTTCATTGTAGCTGTGAACAATGTTGATATTGCTTTGTGTTAACTGCTCTTTACTAACACACTTCAGAGTGTACGTGTATCCTTTACCATTCATCTGCTGTTGTACATCAGAAACAGCATAGGTGTTGAATTTATAGGTTGTTGGGTAAGAAAGCCCAGGAGTTTGAAAAGTAATCTCAAATAACTCTTCACCTATAATTGGAAAGTCGTTTATTAATCCAATCTTATCATCGAAGGTTATTTCAGCATATAACGTTGGAGAATTAAAATCTTCATATATGTCAATAGCAGAAATCTGATCGGAAGGATTGATTTCAGCCTTAGTATTTTTATTACTCAAAGTAATATCTTTGATTATAACATCTCCGACTTCGTAGTTGGTCATCTAAAAAGTTCTCTCATATCTTTTTCAATCTTACCAACATACGCCTTATCAAGAATCTTGATAAAATGTTTACTTTCATTCAATTCTTCTTCATATGTGAAACTGGTTACAGGTTCCCAATAAGAAGCCTCAATATCAGATAACGGTTGGCTGACAGTATTAGCAGCTGTGATTGTAGCACCAGTAGCTGCTCCGGTGGTGAATGAACCTGTTATTTTATCTAATACAACATGAGATGTGTTTGCAAAAGTAACAAAACCACTCGAGGCACCTTGAGTTAATCTATCACCAACGCTGAATGTACCTGAAGATATTGTCAAGTCTATCACTTTATTTGTTTCGAGTACTTGATCCAATTCTTTTCTCTCATAAGAAACAACCTCTCCATTGAACCCCAAAACTGGCTTAAAGTATTTTTTAAGGTATTGAGAAAGTGCGTTGTATGAAGATAATGATAAAACAGTATCATCGGAAGCGTAATTGTTTCTATAAAAAGCTATTTTGGCTTGGGCTGCGGATACGGAACCATATTTGGCTGTGATGTAACTATAGAACTGGTTCTGACTCAAAGGCCAGTCATAATAGGGATCCATTATGTCATTTGCGAGATATATTATCCAATCTAATTCTGGATTATCATAATATCTTGCGGCAATTTGATCAGGTCTTTCACCTTGCTCAATAGTATATGGATAAAAAACTGCTAAGTTTTTTTGAACACTTTGATCAAATTTAACTTTAGATATTACATTGGTAACGATCGTATTGGCATATTCGGTAGATGGGAAGAAGTTGAAATATCCAGCCATTATGCACCACCTCCAGGCATAACATTACCTAGTGAAGGAGAAAGAACTGTTGTTTGCCTTTCATCTTCGTAATCTTTTCTAGTAACAACTCTTACTTCTTTGAAGTTCAATCCAATCTCTACATCCGTTGGAGAACCATCTTTGAAAAAGGCGGGTGTTCCATTAGGAGCATAATTAACAGTCATAGATGTCAAAACGGATCTTTGAATTTTATATGGCTCCGTACCTTTGGGACCAAATGAAATGTCCACGACATCGGGAAAGGAGAATAGTGGGCCAGTTGAAGATTCAGCACTCAAGGCTGTTCCGGGTAACATACGTCTTTTAATTGTTTTAACAATCCTTTTAAGCAAGTCAGCTTCTTGTTTGTTTTTTGGAGAGAACCTAAAAGTGAAGCTATGCTCTCTCAATCCAATATCCTGAAAAATAGCAGCCAAGTGAGGATTTGGAACAATGCCAGTAGCTTTATCAATGTTAGCTCTAATGGTTTCGTTGGATATTTTAGCAACGCCAGCAGCATAAGCACCCGAACCAACTTCTTTCAGAGCAGTAGACCCAGCTCCTTTCAAAGCACCACCCAACTGACTCATTGCCCCACCGCCAGCCTCAGCAGCACCCCTTTTGGCACCTTCAGCTAATGCCCCAGTGATAGGACCTAGTTTAGCATCATTGTAAGATACAGAGAAGTTTTCGTTTAAGTTAGATGGAATAGGAAATATTACAACAACTGTTGGTTCATCCTTAGCAATTTTCAAAGCCGCTTCTTTAACATAAGACTGGAAACTAAACTTAATAAAGTACTTACCAATGTCTTGAGGATATGTTAAAACTTCAAACACATCTTTATTGGTTAATGATTCTTGAGACAACTGAGCAGCCAAAGCACTGGGTGAATTGGGAAACTCATTGGTCTTAAATTTAGTAATTGGCTTGTAACCCGCAGCTGAAGCAGCTCCTGCAACATCCCCAAACTGGGTTTTGTTGAAAGCTTGCTGCGTTTGTGATACAATACCACCTATTTTGTTTGCGAGTGCCGCTCCTGCCGCAAACCCAGCAACAGTGGCTGCGGCTTTAGAGAAAAACGCCATAAATATTTCCTATGAGCTATAAAGGTTATTTTAAACCAAGGAATCCATCCAAGTATATGGGAGACCCTACAACTATTATTTATCGTAGTAGTTGGGAGCTAAAATTGATGAGGTATCTGGATTCTCATTCTGATGTGATTAAATGGGCTAGTGAAGAGTTCAGTATACCTTACGTTTCTCCAATTGATGGTAAAGTACATAGATACTTTCCTGACTTCCTGGTTAAGAAACGAAACTTAAACAAGTCTATAGAAACAGTTGTTATTGAAGTTAAGCCTAAAATACAAACGACAGCACCCACAGTCCAGAAAAAAGCTAACAAAAGATATATTAGAGAAGTTTATACATGGGGTGTTAATAGTGCTAAATGGGAAGCTGCAAAAAGGTACTGTGACCACAGAGAGTGGAAATTTGTTATAATGACTGAACACGAACTAGGAATCAAATTTTAATGGCAACAACAATATTTCAAAACGTAATTCAAAAAGCAGGTGCAGGTGCTCAGAATTCTTTAGAAGCACGTAACTGGCTTAGGCAAAAAGCAGCTGAAGTGCGTACAGTCAATCCCAAGGCTACTATTCAGCAAGGACCTTTTCTTACAAACAGAATTAGTGCAGGTAATATGTACTTGTTTGCTTATGATCCTAAGACTAAAGAAGATTTACCCTATTATGACAGGTTTCCGCTAGTATTTCCGTTCAGAAAAGTTCAAGATGGATTCTACGGTATCAATATGCACTACCTTCCACCTTTGCTTAGAGCAAAACTAATGGATGCTTTATATGATACCGTTAACAATGATAAGATGGATGAAACAACCCGACTCAGAATAAACTACAGGATTCTTCAGAGTGCTGCTAAGTTTAGGTACTTTGAGCCATGTGTAAAGCACTACCTAAATAATCATGTTAAGACCCGTTTCCTTAGGGTTGACCCTACGCAATGGGATGTTGCATTGTTTCTTCCTCTTGAAAGATTTGCTAAAGCAAACAAGTTGAAGGTTTACGCCGATTCTAAGAAAAAGATCTATCAATAATGGCCGCTAAGTTTCTAGGAACAGCTCTATCAGCTGTTGGTTTGTATTCAGCACTGAAAAGCAGTTCTTCTAAAGGAGCTACTGGCCGTTATGATGGTTTCTTGTCTGAGTTCAGAAACAAGTCGTTTGCTAGGACTAATCTTTTTGAAGTTACCATTCAACCCCCAAGAATTATGAATGGTAGTAAAATGTTTGAGAGCTTGCATTTATATGCAGAGTCAGCAAATATTCCTGGTTTAATGTTCGCTACTTCTGAAACGAGACGGTATGGTATTGGTCCAATTGAAAAAAAGCCATATGCCCCTATCTTCAATGATATTTCTGTGTCTTTCCTTGTAGATGGCCAAGGAGACTTGTATAAGTTCTTCTATACATGGATGAATAAGATTGTATCAAGCGATCAGTTTGTTAATGGTAATACTGTTACAGCTAACGGACTTGCGCCATTCGAAGTTGAATTCAAAGACGACTATAAATGTCAGATGATGATATCAACATTTGATGAAGCTGGTAATGGAGTGTTGAGTAGCCAAATTGTTGATGCTATTCCAATCTCTATTTCTGACACAGCTTTCAGTTGGGGTGACAACGATCAAGTTATGAAGTTGCAAGTTACATTCACTTACTTCCAGCACATTCTCAACACCGATAAAGGTGAGCCTATTTCAGGTTACAAAAAACCTCTTTCTGGATTCCAGCAAATTGTCAAAGCTGGAACAGCACTTCAAGCAATATCCTCACTCAAGAAACCTCAGAGTGTTGGTGATGTTATCAACGTTATTAATAATGCCAAAGTTATCACTGGAGGATACTTCGGCTAATTGGAGAAAATATTATGGCTTTACCTAAATTATCGCACCCTACATTTGAACTTGAAATTCCAAGCACCAAACAAAAAATCAGATACAGACCTTTTCTTGTAAAAGAAGAAAAGATCCTATTGATTGCTCAACAAAGTAATGATGCTAAGGACGTTGTATACGCTGTTAAACAGGTTTTACAGAACTGCTCGTTAGATTCTATCGACATTGAAGAGTTAACGACGTTTGACATCGAATACTTCTTTATTAAGCTTCGCTCTAAATCAGTCAACAATATTGTTTCTCTTAAATACAGAGACTTGGAAGATGAGTTGATTTACGATTTTGAGGTAGATATTGAAAAACTTGAAATGACCTATGATCCTAATCACGAGTCTACAATTCAAGTTAATGATAATACTTTATTGTTTCTAAAATATCCAAAAATGAGTTTAGTTGGTAATCTCGAAACAGTTGAAAATGAAACTGACTTAGTGTTTGCAATTCTCAGAAACTGCTTGGACAAAATTGTTCAAGGTTCCGAAACTTATGAGATTAAAGACTCTACAAGAGAAGAGATAGATGAGTTTATTCTTTCACTTGATGTTTCATCATTCAATAAGGTCCAAAGCTTTTTCAACACAATGCCTAAATTGAAACACGAAATTGTTTACACTAACAGTCTTGGTAATGAAAGAAAGATTGTTTTACAGAATCTAAACGATTTTTTTACATTGGGCTGAGCCACAACAACTTATCCAATTATTACACGTTAATATTTGGAATGGCTCAGCACCATAAATATTCGATACAAGAATTAGAAGAGATGTATCCTTTTGAGCGAGACATTTACGTTGATATGTTGAAGGATTACTTAGAAAAAGAAAAACAAAGGCTTGAAAACTAAGTGGCTTTAGCTCAATTAATTAAACAAGGTGTTGTCGCATCTGTTAACAACAAAAAAGAACAGATGAAAGACTCTATGAAAGAGTCGTTGATGGGCATGCCTTTAATTGGTAGCATGCTTCAAAAGAAGGATAAACATTCTGATGGTAAGAATGTTGCTAATTTTGCTAATGAACAAGTCATTATTCTAAAAAAGACAAATGTTGTACTAACACAAATATCAGACAACGTTTATAACATTGCTGGCCAGCTTGGTGCAGAGCTTTCTTCCCTCAATGAAGTAAAACAAATATTCAAAGACAGAGCTAGACAAGAGGCTATTGATAAACAAAGAGCTTCAGGAATAGCAGAAGAAAGTGGTCTTGAAGCAAAACAAGCAATGCAGCTTGGCTCGGACAATAAACCCAAGGCTGATGATAAAAAGCAATCAGGTGGTTTATTTGACTTCCTCAAAACCGGCAAGCTTCCAATTAAGGATATTATCCAAACAGTCTTAAGAGGTGGACTATCCTTTTTAAGAACAGCTGGTGGATTCTTACTAAGAGGTCTTACACTCTTTACAAATCCTATCGGTATTGCTGTCGCAATTGTTGGTACAATAGGATATGGAATTTACAAGTACTTTACTGACGATGAGTTTAAAGACACTGTAGATAATCTTTTTGAAACAGCAAAGAAGTTTATTGCAGAAAAGTTTGGCCAAGCTGGAAATCTGTTCAGCCAGTATATTATAGATCCTGTCGTCAACTTCCTCACAGGAGTTAAAGATAAAGTGCTTGATTGGATGATATCAGTTCTCAAACCTTATGAGAATACTCCTCTCATTGGTAAAATAGTCAACCCAAGCGTAGAAGCGTTGGAGAAGATGAAATCTACTCCAACCATTACAGCAACAGATCAAAAAGAAGCAACTAGCGAAACTAGTAGACTAGCAAGTCGCTATCCTGCTGCAGCTGACAAACAAACAACAGCAACACCCGAAGAAAATGCGGCTTTGGAAGCTGATATTACAAAGTATGTCAACCTTAAAGATTCAAGTATAGATCTTGCTGGAATGGATCCAGCTGTAAAGAAAAGACTTGCGGCTGTTGCGTATGAGTACTTCAATAACACAGGTAAGAAGATTCAAATCAACTCTGCCTTCAGAGACCCCAAAGAACAAGCTGAGTTGTTTGCAAAGTACGGGTCACCACGAGCAGCAAGACCGGGTAAGAGTAAGCATGAAGTTGGTTTAGCTGTTGATATGAATTCAGTTGATGCCAATAAAGCCATTGGTATGGGTCTGTTTGATAAGTATGGCTTCCAAAGACCTATTGCATCTGAGCCGTGGCACGTCGAAGCTAAAGAGGCTAGAAACTCAATTGCGGATAATCCTTCAAGTCCCGGTCAAGCAGTATTAGTCTCCAATGGTGGCAAGCCGACTATACCTTCTGATGGAGTTGCAGTCAACGAGAATCAATTAAAACAAGCAACGCCTGCTGGTGGTGGAGCTGAAACAGCCCAAACCGTTAGTGATTTACCTTCCGCTGAACCTGTAAAAACAGAATCTGGCCAAACAACTAATATGGCTACGGAATCTGGATCAGAATCAACAGCCAAGTCAGCAGCAGCTCCAGCTGAACCGGTTTCCGCTGAGCCATCAACAGGAACTCAAGTAGCGCAAGCTTCTATGGAAGTCGAACAAGGTTATGGGAATCAACAGCCTGTTGTTTCTAATATTGACAATAGTAGATCTAGCATGTCTTCAACAGAACAGGGTACTAGATTCAAGATACCTTCGCCAGTCGCTAACAGAGGAAGCTTGGACAAAATGTCCTTTAGCTATGCATGATGGCTGATGAAAAAAAGAAACCCAAGCTAGCTGAGTTGCTGAATCAATCCAGCAAACAAACTGTTTCTTCTAATGATACAGTGCTTGATTTGATGAATCAAAACCACATAATTCTGACTCAGATTTCTGATAATTTTTATAATATTGCTGGTAAGCTGGGAGCTCAAGTGTCATCAATGAGGGAGGTAGAGGCTGCTATTATTGCTGAGGAGAAGCAAGCAGAGCCTGTATCCACAACAACAGAGCAACCACAAGCAGTAGCTGTAAACAAAAACCAAGAGCAGAAACCTAAGAAAGAATCTAGTGGTTTTGGATTGATGGCTCTCGGAGCGGCTCTAATGTTTGGGAAGGATATTATCGAAGGGATGATTAACTTCTTTAAAAACCCCTTTGAAATAATTTCCAATTTGCTGGGATCGCTTGGTGACAGTATCGTCGAGTGGTTTGAAGAAGGGGGTTTCAAAGACTTCCTTGTTGAAGCTTTTAATGAGGGTAAAAAAGAGCTGATTAAAACTTTTGAAAACCTCAAGGATATTTTTAAAATTATAATTGGCGACCCAGTTGCTAACCTCATTGATAACATTAAACTTTCTTTTATTGGCATATCAATAGATGGATTGAAAATGTTGCCTGACTGGCTCAAAGGAGATTCAGTTAAAGAAATTGAAAAGAACCTTGAAAAAGCCAGAGGTAATATTGAAGCTGGTAAAGAAACCAGAGCTCAGGAAAACCAGGCTACCAGAGAAGATTTGAAAAAGAGGAATGCCAAACCTGCCGCAGGTAGTGAGGAACCACCAAAACAAACATCTGAAGATTTGAAAGAAGATACTCCTCAACAAGAGCCAGTTTCAACTCCGCCTTCACCTGCTCCAGCGCCCACTCCCACAGTAACTACACTAACAGGAGCATCAGTAACAACAGAGTCTGGTGCCACACTTAAAACAGGTGCTGAAGAAACACAATCAATTCCTACTGCTTCAGATAAAACTCCCCCTTCTACAAAAGTTGCTACTGCAGTTGAAAAACCAACTGCAGGTGGCACTACAGCTCCTTCAGTTGGGCCTGACGACAAAGAGATCATGGAGATGATTAAGAAGCATGAAGGTGTCAGAACAAAACCATATAAGGACAGTCTTGGACTTTGGACTGTTGGTGTTGGTCACCTGATTGGAGATGGAAAGACTCTTCCACCTGAATGGAACAGAGAACTATCAATGGCTGAGGTTGATGAGTTGTTTTACAAGGATTACATGAGCCACAAGAAGGCTGCAATGAAGATTCCAGGTTTCAATCTAGTCAACGCAAAGGCACAAGGGGCTTTGATTGATCTTACGTTTAACATGGGGAATACTTGGTTTAAGAAGTGGCCAAACTTCGTAAAGAATCTTTCTGAAGGCAACACGGTTGGTGCGGCCGCCAGTCTTGAAGATAGTAATTGGTATAAGCAAGTCAAAGGCCGAGCAGTCACGATTGTTTCTTTAATTAAGCAAGGTGCTTCCAATGCAATGGGGATGGCTTCTTCCCCATCGACAGGAGTACAAACCGCGCAGGCTGGAGCAGATGTTAATGCTGCTAAGAAAAAGCAAACCACCCAAGTTGTTTATAATGTTAACAACAGCGTTGCAACAGCTGTAAAAGTGGGAGCTCCACAAGGGAGCTCCACAACTGTCGCTAGAGACGTAGGTTAGTCTTCAGCTAGCTTCTGAAAGAAGCTCATTGACTCATCATCATCCTCTGCCAAGTCGGCAGCCATCTGACGTGGAGCAGCCTTAGCTTTAGGAGCGGCCTCGAAAGCCTCTTCCAATTCAGCAGTCTTAGCAAGTGGCTTTGGTGTAGAACCATCCAAGCCCAACACTTTGTAAAGACGAGCCTTCAAAACGTCGTAGTCCTTAAACTCTGCACGAGCCAGGAACGGCTGCAATGCATACTCAGACTTCCAGATAGATTCCAACTGGTCGTCGTCTTGCAACAAGGGACCAGCTTCATCGAACTCTGACTTATCATAGTTCTGGTAGCCTTCGACCTTACGGATCTTCAACTTGAAGTTAGCACCTTCCCACATATCAAATGGGTTCAATGGATTCTCATCTTCGAACTCGGGGTTCATCGCTGCGTTCAACTTATCAAAAATCTTCTTGCCATACTTGTACATGAAGACTTTGCCTTCATTCTCAGGATTAGCAGTATCTTTCACAATGTAAACATTGCTGATGAAACCGAGCTTACGCTTTTGTTTGCGTACTGTGTCTTGGTTAGACTTCAGACCTGTGTTCCACAACTCCATGTTGTATTCAGAAACAGGATCCTTCTCACCCAACGATGTCAAAGACTTCTCAATGTACCAGCCACCAGGACCCTGGAAAGCGTGATCAAAGATACGAACAAACGGTACATCTTCACCCTCGGGAGCAGGCAAGAAACGAATCACAGCAAAACCGTTACCAGCTTTATCTACTGTCGGTTTCCAGAACCGTGCGTCTTCTTGTTTACCTTGGGGAGTTGCACTCAGCTTTGTAAGCTCGTCTGTGAGCTTTGTGAATGAAGTTTGTGTGCTCTTCTTAAGAGCTTGAAAGCTATTAGCCATCGTATTTCCTTGTATTAAATGTATAAAAAGTATTAACGTATATCCACAGTATCATAGCGAATATGGTATTTATTATAACGTCAAACCGTGAACTTATCAACGACCAACTTCTTAACCTTCTGTTGGTCAAAGTTGACAAACGGTTTGTATTTCTTGATCTTGCGGTAGACCTCAGGCCACACTACAGGATCAGAAATCTTTTTGTTCCAAGACCTAGTGTAATTGATCAACAAATCAAGTACAACTAAGGTCTCTAAACGAATTGTTCCACGAAGGAATAGTTTTAGCAGCAAAGGGTGCTGACCTTCTTCTGTGGTAAAGTTATTATCAAAAACAGGATCAAGTTTATCCAAGTCACTAGACAGCATGTATGTAAAGCTGTCCCGGTACTTAATGAACTCACGATACATCTTATCACTCTGTTCATTGTTAACAAGGTCACCAATCCAATTGTTAGAACCATAAACAAAGTTGGCAACCATGTACTCAACTTTGTCTTTGCGTTCAGCTAACTTGTAGAAGAAGTATTTGTCGTTACGACTATCAAACGTTTTCCTGGAAGCCTTTACTTTTCCATTGTGTTTGAAGTAATCGTAAGTGTTAGATGTAAAGTGGTTTTTAAGGGCAATGTACAGTTTGTAAGCGTCAAACGCTTGCGTGTCACTCGTTGTCTGATAGAGGAAGTTTTGCACTTTTCGGTAAATAATTTAATTCTTCAGCTTCGTTTTGAATGTTGGCTTTCATCTTAGCACTAGACTTGATGAGAGAAGCTGCTGACTCAATTTCAAGTCCTGTTACTTCACAAAAATGAAGTACAGCATCAATATACTCCATTCCTTTTCCTTTGACAAGTTTGTCAATCTCTTCTTGGAAGTCTTTTACTGACTTAACAGGATTGTATGGAATCTCTGGAAAGTCTGTTACTGTTTGTGATGTCATTAATCCCATAGTCCTTGATAGTATTTTCCGAATAGGCGGAATCCGTTTGCTTTGCGATCTGAATGTGCGTGCAGTCCGACCATGTCAATTTTAATTTTGCCGATCTGCTCACTTATACCAGCCTTTTCATCAACCGCTGAATGATCGTAGAATTGATTATCGCTGTTGTGATCAACATTCTGCTCAAAAGCCCATATCATTTCATCAAGAACCCAATCCCATCTAGCAAAGTGGTTCTCGTCTGTATCATATTCATTCTCTTTTTTAGAGTTTATTGATCGAAGGTGTTCTGGAACATCCTCATCGTCAGTGTTGGGTGATCCATGCTTTGTTACTTTGAGCTGCTTTAGCATTGGAAGAACAATCTTTGCTAGAGTGTAATCCATGCTCCAAGTATCGTACCGATCAATCTTTACATAATTGATTTCTGGATGAACAAAGTCTAAAAACTTTTGCCAAGCTTCACAGAGTGGCTTTAGGCGGTCAGCCCACTTATCAATGATTGGTTCATTGTAATCAATATCACGCCAGAAGAACACCTTTTCTAGGAAAATGTATGGGCTGATCCAATGATTGCGGTACCCACCAATGTAAACCTTCATAATATTCCTTATAACAAAGCGGATTATATAGCTTTATTTGTTTCCAGGCAACAGCTAAAATCTAAATATCTACTCAATCTATATCATGGAAAGGTGAAATACAACATTAAACTCAAAAGGTAAGCGATGACGAACATCAAGAAAATAACCTTGACGATTCTTTTAGCAGCAATGGTGGGTGGAGCAAATTCACAAACAGCCACTACATATGATTCTAAAACACTTGTAGACACCAATAGTGCATCTACAAGTACCAGTACAGTTAACAGCAATAACACTAACAACAACAATAACTTAAACGTCAATAACACAGTAGTTGATAGTAAATCTGTTAATACGAACAACAACATTAACACATCTACATCTACATCCACTAATACCAACATTCAGCTTGGTACAATGACTAACAACAATAATAACAACAATGTTAGCACATCAACTTCAGTTAGTGATAGTAAAAATGTAAACATAAACGATTCTAAATCAGTAAGTGATAATAAGAATCTTAACATTAATGATTCTAAGTCAGTCAGTGACAACAAGAATCTAAACATTAATAATTCTACAGCTACAAGTACGAGTGTTAATGATAACAAGAATGTAAACATTAGTACGTCTGTTTCAGATTCTAAACAGTTTATTGATTCTACAAATGTAAACACAAACATTAACAGGTCTGAAATCACTCAGAAAGTTATTCAACCACCTCCAACTGCTGTTGCTCCCACAATGATGTCTGGTGGTAACAGCGATCTGTGTACTACTGGTGTATCCGGTGCAGTACAGACTCAGATCTTCGGCGTATCCGGTGGCGGTACAACAAGAGACTTGAATTGCGAGAGATTGAAACTATCTAAAACCCTTTATGATATGGGTATGAAGGTTGCCGCTGTTGCTGTGATGTGTCAAGATAGACGCGTCTTTGAAGCAATGTTATCTGCAGGAACTCCTTGCCCATTTGATGGCAAGATTGGCGAACAAGCCAAAGCCTCTTGGGAAGCAAGCCCAAACAAAGTTCCAGAACTAGAAGATCACAAGAAGGACAAACAAAATGCTGCAAAGAATATTGGCTTTGGTGCTATTGGCGCTTACCTTTTACACCGCATCTTCTAAAGCAGACATTGTAAGCGTACCAATCCTCAACGGTCAGTTTACAGTAAATGTAATGACTGGTGCGGATGCGTACCAGTTACAGCAGATTAAAAACAACCCTGCTGCTACAAGGTATAGCATTAGTGATGATTCTAATGTTAATGTACCTTTGCAGTTTACGTTTCCTTACTTTGGCCAGAACTTTACCAATTCATGGATGTATTCCAATGGAGCAGTTAGTTTTAAACATGGTAATGCGAACGGGGGATTTTGTTGTTCTGGTATTGACTTAACAACAAACAGAGACACAAGCTTCAACTACTCTCTTCTACCACTACAAACTGACTTAATTGGACAGACAAATAATAACTTCTATACTTTAGGTACTAGCACGAGCATGACCTATGGTTGGTACGGTATTAATCAGTATGGTAGTGGCAACAAGAGTAGCTTTGAAGTAAAAATTGACAATACGGGTCTAGTTGATTTTAGATTTGATCAAGCATTGATAACCAGTAATGCTGTGACAATTGGTATGACAGGAGATCTTACAAAAGGTGAGTACTACCAATACTTTCATGGTAGTGGTATCAACAGAAGTAGTTTTGGTTTCACAGGAACATTTGGAACAGGCCAAGATCCTTGTATAGGTGACCCGCTGGCAAACTCTTCTTGTCCTGGCTATGCTGCCGCATACCTAACACAGCAATGTAACATCTCAGCTTTGTATGATGTTACTTGTCCAGGTTACGCAACCGCCTACTTTAATCAGCAGTGCAGTATTTCAGCATTGTATGATACAGCATGTCCTGGATATGCCACTGCTTATTTTAATCAACAATGTACTGCCAACCAACTTTACAATTCTAGTTGCCCTGGTTATGCGTCAGCTTACCTAACACAACAATGTAATATTACTCAGCTATACAGTACTTCGTGCCCAGGTTATCAAACCGCATATGCTCGGAAAGTTGCATTAGAAACCCAAACAAAGTTAGCTTCGGCAGAAACATCAAGAACAGAAGCTCCTAAGGCTGATGCACCTCCACCAGGTTCACCTCCCCCACCCCCTCCAGGTGCTCCTGTTCAAGATACTACTAGTGCAAAAGCTGAAGTCAAACTAGATTTGGGTGGTGCAACAATTTCACCAACTGGAGAGATCAAACCTGCTGACGGTATTCCTGATGCTGCAAGACCCCCTCCACCTCCTGAAATGGCTTCTGGTCCAGGACCTGGTCCTGGTGGCCCCTCTGGTCCAGGAAACCCTTCGTTACCTCCTCCACCCGGAACACCAGCTGGGTTTACTGAAAGACAAGAGTCACAACAAGAAAGAAGATCAGGTCCTCCTGTTAACGCTTTAGCGATTGCAAGAAACGCTGTTGCAGCAACAGAAGCTTTGGCTCGTTCTGTAGCAAGCGAATCTGCAAAGATGTCTTTTAGTGAGAACGCCAACCCATCTGATGGCATTGGTTTAAATTTAGATGGTACAGGAATTAGATTGAGTGTATCCGGATTGGGTTTTAGTGTTCAATCATCGAGCTACCAACAAGAAGTCACAAACAGCAATACTGCATTTAATAGTTTTAAAAGTGAAGTTGGAAGTATGACAACAGCTTCTGTACAGGAACAAAGACCACAATTAAAGCAAGAAAACACAAACACTGCACAATCAATGGAAGTGCCTTTAATTCCTCAGCAAAACAGTACGACTCATTTTGAAAACAAAGTGAATAGCATTACAGCTTTGCAAGAACAAAGAATTGATAATAATGAGACAGTGAAAAACAAGGGTGATGTATCGGAACTAGCGGGTGGTGTTGACTTAACGAAGTTAACAGCGCTTCCAACAGGGTATGCATCCTATCTTTCTTTCACTATTAAAGACTCTCCTTTTTATGATATAAAAGAAGTCTATAAAAATCAAGTTAATGTTGACAATGCTCGAGCTTTAAGACAAATGAGCTCTGATAGACTACATCAACAATTAATTAATTTGCAGTACAAATGAGGAAGTAAATGAACGGGGAGCGCATTTACAATTTAATTTGCGGTGCTATAATTATTTTAGCTGTAATTATAGTAATGAGTTATTTTATACAAAGTTAATAAAAATATTAAACAAGGAAGTAAAATGGGAGAAGAAATTAAAGACGTCAATGCTAAGATTGACGAAGCGCAAGCTGCTGTAAAACAATATGCGAGCAAGGACACTGTAATCAGTATCGGTGGATACGAGTTCACACCTGCAAAGCTAATGATTGCTTTCACAATTGTATCTTCTGTGCTCGGTGGTCTTTACGGCACATTTGAAGTGTACAAAGACTACATTGGAATGAAGAAGAAGATTGCTTCTTACGAAGCTCCGGACTTATCAGGGTTCGATAAACGCTTGGCTGTTATTGAAGAAAACAGTGGCAAGACTAGTGATTACACTCGTGACATTAAAAATGACTTGAAGAATGATATTCGCCGTAATGAAAGTGTTACGGAACAAGTAGAACGTAGCGTTAAAACAGCCCAACGTGAAACTGAAGCCGAGATGCGACAAGCTCGTAAAGATGTGCGTGAGGACTTGGATAAGGCTCGTGGAGAAGTAAATGCTATCCGCAAGGAAATGGCTGATGCTCGTAGAGAAATTGCAAGAGAGGTGGAAGTATTAAAGCGTGATACTTCAAAAGAAGTGGAAGTATTGAAACGGGAAGTGGATAGCAAGATTCAGAAGGCTATCGATAACCCATTAGCGAACAAGTAATGTTCGGTACTGCTCTCGCCATCTATATGTACGTCAAGCAACCTGAGTGCATTAGATGGACTTGGAGCGGAGATGTCTATAATAGAAAAGTGATTTGCTTGGAGTGGCGTAAAAAAGAACCAGAAAAGAAAAAGTAATGATCGATCCAGTATCAATTGGTATTGCTTTTGCTGTTGCTCAAAAATCTGTTGGCTACATTAAACAGGCTATTGCCCTTGGTAAGGATGTCAATAGTCTATACGGTCAATTTGCAAGGTTTTTTGAAAATAGTGATGTCGTTCATTCTACAAGCTCGAAGATATCGTCAGGTGAATTAACTGACGGACAAATAAGATCCCTATCTATTCAAATAGCAATGCAGAGTAAAGCATTGAGAGATGCTGAAAAAGATCTTAAAGAGATGCTGATATATACAGGCAATAGTGACGTTTGGGACGAGATGATGCGAGAGCGGGTCAGGATGTATAAAGAGCGTGCAGCGGCAGAAAAAAAGCGAAAAGAAACAATTGCTAAAGCCCATGCTGATATGGTCGACCGAGTATTAATGGGTATAAGTGCATTGGCGATAGGTGTACCTATTATGCTTGCTAGTTTCACAATAATTGTTAGATAACAAGGAGTAGTTATGACAGAAGAGAAAAAGCCTCTTAGTAGAAGCGAAAGAGAAGCACAAATTAAAGACAAAGCAGGATGGCTTATTACCGTACTGGCTGCTTTGTTGGCCATTAATACTTACATTGCTTCTGGCAATAGTTCTAAGGTTTTGAATAATACAATTAAAGCTAATGACACGTGGGCATTCTACCAAGCAAAGTCTATTAAGCAGACACTGGCTGAAATGGCTAGAGATGATGCTGTTGAGAGAAAGCAGTTTGATAAAGCAGATAAATTAACTGCTAAAATTAATCGTTACGAATCAGAACCAGCTACAGGTGAAGGTAAGAAAGAATTGTTTGCTAAAGCCAAAGCATTAGAAGCTGAGCGTGACCAAGTTCGTAAATCTGGTCCTTGGATGACATTTGCAGGATCGGGTTTTCAGATTGCCATTGTACTATTATCTGCTAGTATTTTAGCTGTTGCACCTGCTTTGTTTACAGCAAGTGTTATAGTTGGTGCGTTGTCTGCGTTGTTGATGAGCCAAGGAATTTGGCTCTGGTTGCCGTTAAGTATATAAAGCAATAAATTCTGCTTCAGGTATTCTGACTTTACCGTCCTTACTACCAAGCAGAATTACAATACGGCGACCAACGTTGGTATCCAACATCATCACAATGCAACCGCCAGCCGCATTTGTTGTTCCAGTCTTGCTAATAATAAAGTTATGACGCTTTCCAACAATTGGATTTGTGTTGTTAAAGTGCAGGGTCTTTTTACCAACCTTTATGCTTAAAACAGGTGTCTGGCTAGCCTTGACTATCTCTGGATAGTTACTCGCCTCAAACACAAGACTGAGCAGATCTAGAGCTGTACTAATGTTCATCGGACTTAGTCCAGTAGGTTCGACAAACTTAGTCCTGAGCATTCCAAGACTATGTGCCTTCTCGTTCATGTATTTGACGCATTTAAACTTACCGCCAGGGAAGTTATCACAAAGAGCTTTAGCTGCATCGTTATCGGACTTAACCAAAGCAAGTTGAATCAATTGCTCACGAGTGTACTTACCAATCTTCTCTTGCATGTTCGGCTCGTTGTCAAGAACAGCAATAACTGTCATCAACTTTGTGATACTTGCAATCGACCTAACTTCTGTAATGTTAGACCCTTCAATTAGATTGCCTTGATCATCAGTCTCCAACCAACTATGTGCTGTGATGTTCATTGCAAAGGCATTGCTACACAGAAGGCATAAAGTCAGAATTATCTTTTTCATTTAAACACCAACAATGAGAGAAGGATCGAATGAACGACAAAGCCAAAACCAATTGTTACGATGTTAATCATGTCTTTGAGGATTGCTGCTCGAACAAAGAACAAAGCTAAACCACCGTAAACAAACAATACCATATCAATAGGAGGAAGCTTGTCATTGAAGCCTGTCATTACTGATAAGATTGTAGGAATGGTACAGGCGTGAATAAGGATCAAACCAATCCAAGATAATGTCTCAGCAGTCGTGACTGTTAAACGTGTTTTGCAGAATGTAATAAACTGATGAATGTATTTGTCAAACTGTTCCATGATTATTCCTTATAAAAAATGTGACGGCCAATCTTTGCTACTTTCTCTTTCTTCCAACCTGGATTAACATAGTCGGCATGATAGAACATCGCCTCCTTTAGTCCATCCAATCTGAAGTCTTCTAGTAGAACCTTTTTTGCTGCTGCAACAGATTCAGTGTAGTTAGGGCCATGGACTGGTTTCATCTTCCCAGCATTCTCGCAGTACCAGCTGAACTGGCATACGACCTTTTCCATGAATACGTTCTTTTGGTAAACTACCTTGCAAACGTCTGAGGGGAATTTGCCTGACTCAGCACGGTTGAGTGTTACCTGAGCTACAGCAACTTTACCTTCAAAAGGTTCTGAGCCTGCTTCGTAGTAAATGTTCTTAGAGAGACAATCTAACTGGCGCTCTCTCTCAGACGATGTCATTGAAGACACATTTACCTTGGTGTGTTTAAAATACTCAATCTTGTTGATGCTTACTTGTGTAATGATTGAGAGGACAAAAAATGCTCCCACTACAAACATAATGGGCTTCAAAAGTTTTTCCATGATATCTCCTTATTGAGATGGGTTATTCTGTTACGAGGAAACCCATCGAAACCCTAGTCAGCGTTTAGGCTGCCAATGCGAAACGTTCATCGTTTGCAGTTACTTTGATTTGCTTTTAACGTCTACTCCTGACGAGTTGTCCACTTCTGTACTTGTAGCCCTGTCGAAACCATGTCAGGCCCATCAAAAGTATACTGGTTTAGATTATATGGATGTCCGTGATCCCTTAGTCATCTTCATTATCGCACGGCGCAGACCATTATACTTTTGGTGGACCTGGCGGAAATCGAATCCGCGTCCAGAACTCTTTTCTAGTTACTTCGTACAACTATAACATGGCTAAACATCTAGCCATGGCTTATATTTATTGATTCGTGGGCTAGAAGCGATTAAAACCAGCCAAGAACGCTTTCCAACCACGGTATCGACATAGTCCATCGGAACTGCGTGCACTCCTCTCTTATCGAAGTATTCACGGATGAAGTCCTTATGTTCTTCTACCCAACGATCAAACTTATACGACTTCTGATAGAATCGGAAGTGCTTAGTCTCAATAGTGTGCCAAAGCAGATTCAATGTACTAAGGATACTGCCTTGCCAAAGAACAATATCCCCTGGGTACGACTCATCAGGCGTCAAGTTCTTCTTGATAATCTTCTTGGTACTCATCATAGTCCCCTTTTGTTTGGATTTCAATATCACCAAAAGTGATTAAGCCATCATTATACCCGACTTCAAAAGGACTGTCAAATGTGACCAAGTTGATGTATTCACTGGCACTGGTGTGTTTGTCAACCATTGCAACAGGGACGCAAGAGATGCAACCAGCATCAACGCCATACTCAAAACCAAACCCGTCACGATAACAACCGTCCCCATAAGCAGTACTAAACACAGCAAAAGGAAGTTTGGTGACACTATCGATAAAAATGTTACCACGATCAGGAAGGCGATAACCGAAAAAATCAGTTTCTTCAAGAAGTCGGTCATACTTTTCGTCTCGGATAATGTAACATGGGTCAGCAATAAAATAGGTTCCAGCAGGTAAGCGCATATCGTTCTCCTTAAGCGGCTTCAGCAAATTCAATAGCAGTCTCAAGAGCTTTGATCTTGAGGTTCTTGTTTGCACCAAACCAAGCTGATTGCAAACGTGTATCAGCAGTCTTACCAATCTTGTGATCAGTCAAGTACGTAACAGCATTGAATGCTTGCCACCAAGATCCCTCAGCATAGTTTGCACCAGGTTGTGTGTTAATAACTTCCAAAGCACGAGTAGCACTTTTTGATAACTCTTTGCGTTGAGGACCCTTCTCTTTGTTGTAAACCAGGACTGGAAACACTTCTTTGAAGTACTCAGCCAGTTTGTCCTGTGTATACCGCTTTGAGCCAAGGAAACTAGCCATTTCTTTGTACTTGGCGAGCTTCTCAGTAGCTATTCCTAGTTGCTCTTTTACCTGGGAAGGATCAAAGACAGTTCTATGGTTCTTTTTGACGACACGTTCGGAGTGCTCCTTTAGTGCTAACGTCAAAGTATTGTTACAAACAACACGGATCGGTGTAAAGCGAACATCGATACACTGACCAAACTTATGAGGATTTGTAAACAGAAGATATGAATCGACTTGGTCGCCTTTGAACAACTCAAACGAATCTTTTACTTTAGCGAGAGCCCAAACGATTTGACCATCGCGGAGTGAACCAGCAGTGTTCATCTCCATATCACCAGCATCGCAGTATTCTGAAAAGAATTGGAATGCTTCGTGATTCTGTACTGGGTTCCAATCACTGGAAACCACATCGAGTACTTTGTTATCGGTAGAACGAACAAGAGCAGAGACGCCCACGTTAACACTCTTACCATCAATTTTAGAGAATGCAGGAATCTTGTCTACTGTCCAGTCAAGATCTGCGGCTTTCAGCATCTGCTCGGGAGATAAGTCTGCAGGGACTTTCTTACCCAAACTGTGCCAGGGAGTTTCGCCAGTGTAAGCCATTGTTTCAATCATATGTGCCATAATGTATGTCCTTAATTAGTTGCGGTAGGTCTATTATAACGTGTTTCCGAGAAACAGTCAACAGTTATTTTGGTAGGTCAAACACCTAAACCCATCCCTGCGAGGATGAAGTTCTGAGCCTTTGTAAGGATGAATTCCTTACTAGCAGTAGGCTTATTCATTTGGTCAATAATAGCCAGTTTCATGGGTTGCTTGCCGCCCCCAGCCATAATGACTCCCTCTGCAAAGATCTTGAAGTCTTCTTTGTTCATAGTGCTGAATGCATTGTACAGCTCTTTGAGAGCGTCATTGCCCAACGTATCGTTTTGCAGACGTGGCTTGGAGGAGGTTTGAGTCTTCAATTGCATTTCAAGACTCACTCTCTTCACTGAGGATGAATTGAACTACTTCGTATGCATCGTCACCGAATTCGTTGAGTACCAAATCCATGATGCGGTCATTGGAAACACCAGATGTAATCAGATCGTAAGTCATTGAGCTGATCTCGTGCTCGATGTTCTGATCCATCATAAGGTAGTGTTGCTTTGTTCTAAACATATTGATCCCTTTTGTTTGTGGTAAACGATTATACCATGAGACCGAAAAAAAGGCAACTTTTAGTTTTTTACACTTGTTAAATTTAAAACAGTTTCACCGTTATCACCAAAAAGAGTGGAGCAGGGGAAGTAGCTAACAACCAAAGAAGACCTCAACAAATCAGAGGTATTTTTTTGAACAAAGTGGTAGCATGTTGATGGAAATATAAGAAGGTCTAATTCTTCCGGAATAACAATATACATTGCAGAATTAAAAACATTTCTTTCTGTGTAATTTAATATAATTTCTCTACTAATAGGTGAATGAGAAAAGGATTGATCAAAAACAATGCCACCTGAGTTTGGAGGCACTTTTAAATACAATACACAACTGAATAAACTGTTGTCATGTTTGTGTGTTTGGGCATAGTCACCAGGATAATGGTAATTAACAAAAGATCCAACAATAGAAAATTTTATCTCTGGATCAATTTTTAAAATATCATATGCATATTGATAAAATTTTTCATCTATCTGTGATTTTAAAGAAGACATCTGATTATGTTCCAAAAGATTACTACCGTTGGATCTATAACCGTTAGATGCTCCATACCTTCTTTTTTCTAAATTATTTACAAAGTCAATTTCTTTTTGTTCAATGAAATCTATTTTAGTTTTCATTAAAGGATAAGAAAACAACGGAATCATGTAATTTTCATTATGCATGTCAGACCTCAGAAAAGCCTTCAGAATCAAATATAAAGTATTCGTGAAGCTGGTTTAGTATTTCATTTTCAACATTTTCAGCAATCACTTCACGAGAAGGATTGTCATCATGTTTGTACGAACGGTTCAATCCAAATTGGATTCCACGCTCAATACAGTCGGTGAGGATAGGGTAAAACTTAGGTTTCATATTTTCTTTCTGGTGGAACGACTGAGACTCGAACTCAGATACCTGCTTTCACAAGTCGACGGCTTAGCAAGCCGCTCCAATACCGTTATGGGACCGTTCCATTATACTCAGCTTTTGTTTTCAAACAACATTTGCGGACCTTGGTCTAAACATTCTTCTGTTGATAGAACATCTTGGTATTCATTTTTGAATACTGCTTCATCAAACTTTTGAAGGTCTCTACCAAAAATGGCATCCCATCTGTTATTGTACTCTTCTTGAGTTACACTGTATGGACGTGGCTTACTTCCTTTACCTGACATAACAATTCCTTTAATAATATTGGCGGAAAGCAGAGGAGTTGAACCCCATCCCATTTCTGAGAACCTGGTTTTCAAGGCCAGTCGCAGGACCAACCCCGCTGCATTACTTTCCATATGTATGGTGCCGAAGAAAGGATTTGAACCCTCAACCTTCGCTTTACAAGAGCGCTGCACTACCATTGTGCTACTTCGGCTAAATTATGGCATCCCCCAAGAGACTCGAACTCTTTCTACACGGTTTTGGAGACCGGCGTGCTGCCATTACACTAGGGAGAAACAAATTGGACCGTCTGGAGGAACTCGAATCCCCAACCACTTATTTCGTAGACAAGCGCTCTAATCCATTGAGCTACAGACGGATATATTGGTACCTGGTGACAGTTTCGAACTGCCGACCCGCTGCGTGTAAAGCAGCCGCTCTACCACTGAGCTAACCAGGCATGGTGGATGAAGGTGGATTCGAACCACCGACCTGCGCCGTATGAAGACGTTGCACTACCGCTGTGCTATTCATCCATGGAGCGGGTAGCGAGAATCGAACTCGCAAATAAACCTTGGCAAGGTTTCAGGTTACCTTTACATCATACCCGCTTCATTAATATCCAAATAAAAATTAATGATAACAGCTATTCTAAAATCATTACTGGTATTAACCGTATCCCCAACCTCGTGCTTTAAATATGAAGGGAATATAATCATATGATCGTCCTTTGGTATGTATTCACAAGATGGACTAAAAGCTGAAAGACTCAAGCAATCGTTAGAAATAACATTTTCATAAAAAGTTTCATAAAAATTATTTAAATACTGCCCAAAAATCAAAGGATTTTGAAAAATAAGTTTTTTATTATTTTTTCCTACGCTAAGATAATGAACTGCAGAAAAGAAAGCGCGGCCATCACCAGTATGGTGATGGCTAACCATATTCCCCTCATCTCCTTTAAAAACTGTCAAATTTACAATTTTAAATGAATATTGGACTTTCTTTTTAAAATTAAAATTCAATAAAAAATCATCAAATAATGTTTTGTAAACAGGTAGTAGAGAAGATAAATCTATTTTTATGAAATCGGAATTATTCCAGTCTTTGTAATAGTGATGTAGAACAGAGTCTTCACTCCATGAGTTTCTTAGAGGTTTTATTTTATAATTTTGAATAGCCGTTTTCACAATATTTGATTTATCATAATGGTTCGGATCAATTGTTAATGAATATAAAGTAGTCGGAAACAGATTTGTTTTTTGAAACATAAAATACCTTAAAAATAAATGGTGCCCCCCAAGAGACTCGAACTCTCACACCTTTCGATACTGGAATCTAAATCCAGCGCGGCTACCGATTACGCCAAAGGGGCAAATATTTTGGGCAGAAGTATGGGAATCGAACCCATATTAACGGAATCACAATCCGTGGTGTTAACCTTTACACTAACAACTGCATAGAATCATAGGATGGCACACCAGGGAATCGAACCCCATTGCTAGCTTGTTCCAAACGACCGGTGCGACCGGCGGTGTGACATCCAATGACACCATATAAAAACACACTGACGCAATCTAACGGTTATTGTCGTTTAAGTACTCTTGTCCGAAGTACGGTACTCAATGTGCTTTTATATGGTACGAGTAGGGGGATTCGAACCCACGACCAATAGATTAAAAGTCTACTGCTCTACCAACTGAGCTATACTCGCATTATGTTGTCGACGCAATGCCTTGTTAGACTTGCGATGAATTCCTGCTTTACGGAACAGTGCTAGACGAACGAAGCAGTTACGTTCGCGCACGATTTTCTTTCGTTTCATACAATACCTTTAAAATTGAATGGCAGAGGGTACTGGGATCGAACCAGTGATAACAGAGTCAAAGTCTGGTGTGTTACCGCTACACTAACCCCCAACAAAAATGGTCTCGGTAGGAAGAATCGAACTTCCGTCTCATGGTCCCAAACCACGAATTCTGCCATTAAACTACACCGAGAGTGGACTGACAACTTATCACATTGTACTCCGTCAGTCAAGGAGATTTTGGTGGAGATGACAGGGATCGAACCTGTTGTGACATAAGTCGGAAGATTTACAGTCTCCTGCCATACCATTACGGCGGCATCTCCAAAATGGAAGAGCGACGGGGAATCGAACCCCGCTTCTTAGGATGAAAACCTAATGTCCTAACCGATAGACGACCGCTCCATATTTTTGTTGTGACGCCTGGTCGCAATCTCCAGGTGAGTCTCCGCAACCGAAAAGGATCGGTCCGTACACACTATAGCCAATGAATTCATCACAACAAAAATTAGGATCAGGCCACTTACCCTCGTAAGCCCCTGAATGAGTTGTTACCCTGTCCACCGGTTTAACTGTAACGGTTCGGATCCGTCTTGTGATTTCTCAAGTCGCTCTCAATCGAGCCTTGCGGGTGATCATCAACCGAGCTCTTAAGGTGTTGCAATTCCCTAACTCTATAACGCTGAGTTAACGCGAGGTTCTGGAGTAGGTGACAGGGATCGAACCTGCATGATACGGATTTGCAATCCGGTGCCTAACCATTCAGCTACACACCTACACAAAACTGGCTCCTCGACCTGGGCTCGAACCAGGGACAACTTGATTAACAGTCAAGTGCTCTACCAACTGAGCTATCAAGGAATAATTGGTTGCGGAGGCTGGAATCGCACCAGCGATCTTCAGGTTATGAGCCTGACGGATTACTACTTTCCTACTCCGCGATAAACTTGGCGGACTTGACGAGTTTTGATCTCGCTGCCTCTGGCGTGACAAGCCAGTGCTCTCCCGATTGAGCTACAAGTCCAAAATCCCTGCATGTACTTTGTTGTGGCAATTACTACACAAACACACACATTTTTCTAATTCATTAAGTAGGCGTTCCCATTTAAAATGAACTGAAGCGCCTATTGTAAACTCCTTTTGAGAAGAGTCAACATGGTGGAACTCTAGACAACAATTTTCTTCTTCACCACATACAACGCAACTCAAAGTCGATTTGTAATCTTCCAATAGTTGTTTATGCCTGATACGTCGCTCATTGTTGCGAGCATTATATTTTTCTGCATACTTTGTAGAGTAGTTGCTTCTATGCTTCTCACGAGCACAAATCTTACAAAAAGGTTGGAAACCATCCTTCTTAGATTTGTCTTTACGAAACTCATTAGAGTCTTTTTCTGCTTTACAGCAAGAACATATTTTCTTCATAAATCCTCCTAAATGTATTTAGGGTTCGCAACTTTTCAGAAATTGAACCCTACATTTAGGATAATATTTGGTGGAGACCGTCGGTATCGAACCGATCTAGACATTTTCCTTGCAAGGGAAAACCGTAGCCCTCTACTGCCCCCTAATATTATAGTAAAGTGCTATCTGCCGATTTGTCAAAATGTAGCTAACACAGACAAGCGAATAGCGGTTATATTAGGACCTGTTCCTCGCACAGTTAGGCCCGCATAGTGTACACGTCTGCACACGATACCCTGATAACACTTTACTATAATACCATTAGAAAACACACTGGCAAATCCCTTCCTGAGTTATGCATTTGCTCTGCGCACTCTTGTTATCACGTATTCCTTGGACTTGAGATCTAACTCTGGAATGCAAACCCTGTTAAATGAGTTACCTCATTCGGCCTGACTGACATCCATCCGCAACGGTACTGGGCAGTGTGTTTACTAATGGTATCCGGTAGAGGTAACGATCCTCTGTCTATGGCTTATCAAGCCATTGCTCTTCCTTTGAGCTAACCGGACACATAATGAAACCTAAATTTTAAAAGAACTCTTCTTATAGGAGTCTCGATCGACCCACTACGTATTATACCCAGATCTCATTTTGAGTCAACAGGTTTGTCAACTTTATTTTTAGATCAACGCTAATAAAAAACCCCAGGCTCTTTCGAGGCTGGGGTCTTGTATTAGAGCTGGACTTTGTGCTCTTTACACGACCCCTACAGTATCCCAGCTATTTTCACACGCAAAGATACCATAGCCTGTTGAGGGCTGGTGCTTCGGCATTGAAATGGCTGACAGTGTAAATTGCACAAAATTCTCCGTTGTTGTTTGTATATAGTCTATTATCTTCTAAAAGCCCAAAAAGGTCAACAGTATAAATCTACTTTTGTACCCAATTGGATGTTTTTATTTTCTTGTAGCTCAAAAGTCCTACGCTGAAACAAGTACAACTCCATATCTTTATACTGATTGTAAATTCTCTGATTCCTAGCTATTCTTTGTTCTTCGTTGTATCTGTTCAGCTTGTAAGCTTCAACAACCTTCTCTTCTTCTTTTATTTTCTGTCTGCGATCGGTAAGCTGTTGCGCACGAACTTGATCTAACTGTTGCTCATACAATCTAGAAGCGTATCCAGTGTTATTGGATACTTTTTCTATTTGCATTTTACTTTGTCGATTAAGTCGCATGCGGCTTTAGCGTAACGAATATCATAAATGCAGTCCAGTAACTCCAGCTCTTGCATAATTAATTCGGTAGTCTTTGCTTGGAACAGTTCTTGAGCATACAGTAGGTCATCTACTGACGCAGTATCGTACCATTCCAGCAAAGTTTGATGGTCAACCTTCAACAAAAAGTCCAAATTTCTTTGGTCCCTTTCGTTCATTCTGTAAGATTGCACTTTTTTTGAATTGTTTTTCATTTTTTGAGCGACATTTCAATAAAATCATTCATCCTGAAAGGAAATATTGATAATTTCAATTCAGGATTACTCTTTTTTAAATCTTTTGCGCGAGATTCGGCCATTTGCGTGTTATGGAAAAATCCATAAACGATCATTGTTGACTTATCGTACACAAAATAGAACATTTAACCTCTACTTACTTGCAAAAACGCTTGGCGTTGTAGAAGTATGTAGTAGCTCCAGCATCACTCATGCCGAGTTCGGTCTTGATATCAGCAATTACGGCCTTACGGTTACCGCTATGACGCTGGAAAATAGCCATAGCCGCTTCTTGCTTCGTACCAGCACGCTTCACACGCTCTTTAGGCTCAGTAGATTTAGCTACTTTTGCAGGTTTCTTAGGCATAGCAGCGAATTTAGCACTGATCTCAGCAGCGGGAATAGAGTTAACATTGAATACAGAAGAGATAGTATCAATAGTTTCTTGAGAAATGGTCATAATAAAGTCCTTAGTTAGTTGGAATATCAATTATACAATGGTTTGGCCAAAAAGTCAACAGTTATTTTAACAGTTTTTCTAGCCGGGCAACGATTTCGGCGCGTGTACACGCAACAATTCCTTGTTGGAACGTGGTGTAAGCACAACCAGAATCGGTAATTTTAGCTTGGTCTATGCAAAGTTGGATAATTTGCTGGGCAAATTTCTCAATTGCGGCAGAATCCCAGGAATCTGGAGTACCATCACAGTACATTCCTGTGTTGTAAGCGATCTTATCTATTAGTTCATTCATCATTTTATCCAGTAAAATTAGGCATGCTCATTCTCCAAGGTTAAAATTGTAGCAGGGTACATAATCTTACCATCATACTCCAACTGACTCTGCTCGAAGTC